CCGCCAAAGATTTCACGTCGCCTCAGAGCGTCATAGCTTGGGCTTGAACACGGGTGCAATACCACCGGATCGACGTAACCGGTAGCCCTTCGCAAGAGGGGCAAAACCTGAGCTCCTTCACTGAGGGGGTTCAGGTTTTCAAGATAGGGCAATGCCGCCAGCCCTTTCAATGGCGCCACTTGGAGAACTTTTCAATGACCACTGCAACTGCTGCACCCCTTTCCGAATACGACTTCATCGTCGCAATCGACGCCTCTGGCTCGATGGGCGAAACCGACATGCCTGGCGGCAAGAGTCGTTGGGAGTACATGCAAGAAACCGCGACGGCTTTCACCCGCGACCTCGAAAAGCTGGACAGCGACGGCATCGGCGTGGTTCTGTTCGGCGGCGCCAACGTGCAATCTTTCGACGGCGTGACCACAGACAAGGTGAAGGATATCTTCGCCACCCGTCAACCGCGTGGCTCTACCCCGCTGGCGGAAGGCCTGACTGAAGCACTGAAGCTGGCCGGCAAGTCCGATAAGAAGGACTTCATCATCGTCTTCACCGATGGTGTGCCGGACGATCAGCAGGCCGCCGCCCGCGTGCTGGTGAACGCGGCCAACAAGCAGGAAACCGACGACGCGCTGACCGTGCTGTTCGTGCAGGTGGGGCGCGATGCACAGGCAGCCGCCTACCTGCGCAATCTGGACGACAACCTGAAGGGAGCCAAGTTCGACATCGTGGATGCCAAGACTATGGCTGAAGCCGAGGCTTTTGCGTCGACTGCCGAACTGATCGCCGCCGCAATTGACGACTGATCGCCATGGTTGATTTCATCCTGTTGCTGTTCACCCTGGCCATGTTTGCCGGGGGCTTCTGGTGTGGGAAGACCTTCAACACCTACGAAGCAATGCTCAAGCGCTGGAAAGCGTGGTTGAGCGAATAAACCACATGGCCCTACGGGGCCAGCCCTCCCCGGAGGGCGCAAACCCCAGCCCATTCAGTGAGTGCGCTGAGGTTTGAAGTGTTTTGAGAGATGCGGAATGCCCAGTGGTGATGGGCGCGTGGCACGGGGGTCTGGGGAAAACCCAGCGCTAGGGGTGAGAGTCCCGCTTGTGTGGCAATAGCAGGTGCATGGATTCGTCCATGCGTACCGTGTACCGAACGTCAAGCCGGATCTACCACCGGCCCGCATCTCTCAAAGCACTCAGGATTACGGGGCGGCAACGGCGGTCGCAGTGCGTTGGGCGGGGTTGTTCATCCCTCGATACCATCTACATACATCCCAACGGCAGCGTTTCCCATGTCTTCCACACATGCCGCCCCACCTTTTTACAACCAGCCACCTACGGGTGGCTTTTTTCATGGGAGCAAGACAGATGAGTGAACAAATCCCAAAGGCCGTAGAGCTGGCCGATGTCATTGATGGCGTGATGGGTTCGCTGGGAAATGAGATTGCGGTTGAACTCCGCCGCCTCGCTGCTGTTGAGGTCGAGCGTGATGCTTTGCGCACCCAATGCGAAACCCTTTCCTTGCGGATCGGGACTGAGCAAATGCGCTTAACCGCTTGCGGTGTGGTTGCTATGGCAGACACGCCAGAATCTGCTTCATTGGCCCGAGAGATGGCCCCAGCCTATTGGTCTGATTCATGTGCGGATGTTGCGCGCAGGGTTGACGAATGCATCGCACTCCGGGCCGAGCTGGCCGCAGCAAAGGCACAGGTGGAGGCGATGACCAAGTACGCCAAGCCCATCTACCTCATTGCCACCGGCGAAGTGCATGAAGGCTCGGAGACCTACACCCGCCACGACGCCCCGGTGCCACTGGCTGATCAGGAAGTGCTTTTCACGCGGCCTTGTCTCCCACTTTCAGGCGAATCTGAGACACAAAGCATTTTGAGTCTCACGGATGAACCTCAGATGCCGACTGAGATTTCAGAGCATGCAGCATTCAAAAGCTATCGCACGGATCAAGCAAAACTGTTGGTAAATGAATTGCAGGCCGAGAATTGCCCTCCTGGCTGGACATTGGCGGCTTGGTCGGATAAGGCCGGACTGGAACTTATTCGACTGACTGCTGCGGTCAAACGGTTAGAGGCGGTAAATGACTTGTATGCCTCAAAACTTCGGCATGCTCAGACAAATGCCACCCATCCGCTGACACGGCCAGCCGTGCCGGAGGTGTATTCAGAGCCACAAGACATTGGAGGCCACAAGTTCCGGGCTGCTTACGTTGCCGCCGAAAAATACATGCGCGAGGTTACACAGGATGCCGCTCGATACCGATTGCTGACCGCGGACCACGCATCGCGGGAGGTTCGGCGCCGCGTCGGGGACATAGCCGAAGGCATAACTATTCGCGGGAAAGGTGCGACGGATGCCGCTATTGACGCCATGCTCGCCGCCGCCCCGCAGCCCGACTAACCCCACCCCACCCACAACACAGCCCTCTCATGAGGGCGTTTTTTTTGGAGGCCGTATGGGCTACACCACCAAATTCACCGGACACCTGACTCTTTCCCGCAAGCTGACGATGGCCGAGGCCAAGACACTGCTTGAGATAGCCGAAGAGGACACGACGATTGAGCAATCTAGCCTTGCAGCCATCACCGATCCGGCGCCGCCCAAGGGCTACATGCAGTGGGTGCCAGACACATCACTGCAGCGCATCGTCTGGGATGAGAACGAAAAGTTCTACGACTATGAGCAATGGCTGAAATGGATCGTCGCGGCTCTTGCCTCATGGGGCATTGAGGCCGCTGGGTCTTTCAAGTGGCAAGGCGAATCGGTGGGCGACACCGGCGAACTGTTGGTGGTCGATGGCAATGTCACATCGAACACCGGAACGCCGCAGGGCATTCAGGCAAGCAACCCCCTCACGCTGCGAAAACTGCAGGAAATCGCCCTTCAGCAATTAGCCAGCGCCTAACCCACCCAGCCCGCACCAGCGGGCTTTCTCTTTTCTGGAGCCCACATGAGCGCAGTCCTGAAGCCGGCGCCCCTGGCGCCGCCCGCCCCAATCCGTGGGCGCCCTCCCCTTCCTCTGGGCATGGTCGATTTCGTGACCCGGTTCTACGGGCCTGAACTGACCCTTCGGCTGGAGCTGCAGCCAGGCCAGCGCGAAGAGCGCAACGGCTACGGCCAGATCGAGCAGCCCGGCCAGCGGGCGCGGTGGATCGTCCGTGAGGTCTGGGCTGGGCCGATTGAGATCACCCCAGTTGTCGGAACGCTGGAAATGCAGGTGCTACAGCGTGAGGCGGATGCGCATGCAGTGCCGACTGAACACGCCGAGCTGATGCTGCCCGAGACCTGCGAGACCTGCGACTGGGGCCCCTGGCCTGGCCATGCGTTCGGCGAGAAATGCAGGCGCTGCGGTGCCGTGATTCCTTTTTGATAGGAGAGAGACATGAGCACGATTGAAGACGGCGGCCCGGCCTATCCAGTGCCTGATCCGTTTTTGCTCCAGCCGGGGCATGAGGACGTGATGAAACGTCTTGCATCCGGCATGAGCTTGCGGGATTACTTCGCGGGGCAAGCGTTGGTCGGTTTGATACTGAACGCCAAGCGCAATCCCATCACCGACGAGGAGTTCGTTTGGTTGGGTAGCACCTCGCTTCGGGTGGCTGACGAAATTCTGCGCGCACGGAAGGCAGGTGCGGAATGAGCACCGAGTTCAACCCGGCGGCATACACGCACAAGGGTGTCACGTACCAAGCCAAAGCGGACCCAGCGCCGCGTGGCTCGTGTGCGGGCTGCGACTTGGCCCCGGCTGACCCCGAGAAATGGTGCGAAGTTCCTTGGGGGCCGCCTGGGGATTGCACTGCCAAACATCGCCCCGACCGAAAAAACATCATTTGGGTCAAACCCGAGGGAGGCCAGTCATGAAACCCAGCACCAAAAACCAGCTGTGGATCGCCGCAGTCATCGCCCTATTCCTGGCCATCTCTGCCCAGGCCGCCCGCGAGTCAGGCGGCAGCGACATCGAGACCATTGAGCGCACCGCCCAGGCGGTCGAGGACACCGATGCGGCCGGCCGCCAGGTCGAGGCCGATCACATGTTCAACCAGCGCGTTCAGCTCGCCGGCGACACGATCTGCCTCCGAACCCATGGGCCTAGCTACCGGGCAACCTGGCAGGGCAAGGACGAGTCTTTGCACTGCGTGCAGCGCGGGCTGCCTGCGCCCAGTGGCCGGCTGATGCTGGCGGATGGGGGTGTGAAATGAGCCATACCCCCGAACAAGCACGCGAACTTTGGTGCCCGATGGTCCGCATTACACGCCGTGAGCCGGTCGATGTCATACAGCCCGATGGTAGCCACAAGCAGAGTGAAGTCGCCAGCGTACCCATCGCCGGCTGCAACACTGACGCCATGGGCGGCACGCGTGTGCCCACCTCCTGCCGATGCGTCGCCGACCAATGCGCCATGTGGCGGTGGATTCCCGGAGGTCAAAGAAACAGTGCCGGTGCCCGTCACCCGGTGACCCGTGGATTTTGTGGCCTTGCCGGTCAGCCTGGGGCTGTTCGATGACCCGCCGCTACTCCCAGGCCCAGCACCTGCAGAACATCGCAGTTTCGGTATTTGTGGCTGTTGCGGCCTTGATCGTTTTCGCGGCACTAATCGCATTCATGATGACTCCGGAGCGCCAATGACCTGCTGCAACAAGAACTGCAACCAGGGCAAGAACTGCCCGAGCCGACAAGCCTGCGAGATCCCAGAGCCAGATCCACCGAATAAGCCGAACCGCTGGCCCGTCCGCGTCTACCTCTTCAGCGCCCTCATTTGGGCGCTTTTTCTTTTGTGGGTGCGCTATGGATGACGACACCTTTCTTGATGACCTGATCCAGACGGCGAAATGGCCGCTCATCGGTCTCGCCCTCTTCTTTGCACTTTGTTTCGCAGCCGGCTACTTCGCCGGCTGAGTTGTTTTTGGAGACCTTAAATGTCAGCAGAACTTGCCCCTCGGGGCGCAACAGACCTGGGCGCACTTCAGTCGCCTGTGACCATGGGCTTCGGAGATCTCGCGAGTTTCGAGTTCCTCCAGCGCAGCGCCAAGGCCTTTTCCAGCAGCACGATGGTGCCGGCGGCCTATCAGGCCATGGTGACCAAGGGCTATGGTGAACGGGCAACTATTGAGCCCAATCCGGCGGCCGTGCCGAACTGCATGATTGCCCTGGACATGGCTCAGCGGTTGCAGGCCAACCCACTGATGGTGATGCAGAACCTGCACATCATCGAAGGGCGCCCGAGCTGGAGCAGCCAGTTCATCATCGCCGCCATCAATTCGTGCGGCCGCTTTTCTCCGCTCCGCTTCAATCTGGAGTGGCTGGACCAGATCGACGCCACCTATTCGACCTACGAGTGGGAGGACCGCAAGAAGGTCGAGCGAAAGCACAAGGTGCAACTGCGCAATGCGCGCTGCGTGGCCTGGACGGTCGAACGTGGCACCTCAATTCCCCAATTCAGCCAGGCCGACCTGAAGGAACACGGCGGGATCTACGGGTGCTGCAGGCATTACGGTGTCCCCATCCTGGAATCGGCCCCGGTCACCATGGAGATGGCCGTCAACGAGGGCTGGTACGGGAAGAACGGCAGCAAGTGGCGATCCATGCCCGATTTGATGCTGCGCTACCGCAGCGCTGCCTTCTTTGGCCGGATCTACGCGCCCGAGCTGCTGATGGGCCTGCCCACCACCGAGGAGGTTCAGGACGTGTTCGTCCAGGATCCCTCCGGGAACACGGTGTTTTCGGGTCAGCAGGCTGTGCCGCGCAGCACCGGCACCATTGATCCGAACACCGGCGAGGTCAAGCCGATGCCACTCGTCTACCCCGAGGATGAGTTCGAACTGAGTTTCCCGAAGTGGGTGGCGCTGATCCAGGGCGGGAAGAAGACCGCCGACCAGGTCATCACCATGGCCAGCAGCAAACACCAGCTGAGTGAGGTCCAGAAGAAGCGGATCCGTGAGGTCGAGCTGCCGAAGGAGAGCGTCATTGACGGCCCCACGCCCGCCGTGATCGAGCAGCACCTGCGCGACGCCCAGGACATCGACAGCCTGAACGCCGCCGCCGATCTGATCAACGGCATCACCGACACCGCCGAGAACGAGCGCCTGTCGGCCCTCTACGACGACCTGATGGGTCGCATGACACAGGAGTAAGACCATGAACGCAGTCATTCACGATGTACAACAAGGCACCGAGGCCTGGAACGCCCTGCGCGCCCAGCATGACACAGCCTCTGAAGCCCCTGCGGCCCTGGGCCAGTCGAAGTACACCCCGCGCTCCGAGCTGCTGAAGCAGAAGAAGACGGGCATCAGCAAGGCGGTGGACGGCTTTCAGCAGACGCTGTTTGACCGAGGCCATGCCGCTGAGGCCAGCGCCCGCGCCATCGCCGAAGAGATCATCGGCTCCGATCTGTTCCCGGTGACGGCCACCCTGGAGATCGAGGGCCTGCGCCTGCTGGCCAGTCTGGACGGCCAGACGATGGACGACGAAGACATCTGGGAACACAAGCTCTGGAATGAAGCCCTGGCCGCCGATGTGCGAGCCGGCACCCTGGCGCCCCACTACACAATCCAGATGGATCAGCAGCTGCTGGTCACCGGCGCCCGCCGTTGCCTCTTCATGACCAGCGACGGCACCCGGGAGAACATGGCGCACTGCTGGTACGAAACGACACCGGAAAAGCAGGCCGCCCTGATCGCCGGCTGGAAGCAGTTCAATGCCGACCTGGCCGCCTACGTGCCCGAGGCCCCGGCGGATCCCAAGCCGATGCCGCACGTTCGCGAGGCGCTTCCGGCACTGATCGTTGAAGCCAAGGGCGAGGTGACGAAAAGCACCATCGACAAATTCGAACCCGTTTTCCTTGAGCGCATGGCGAGCATCCAGGTCCGGCCAGCCGATGGCGAAAGCTGGGCTGATCAGCAGTGGGCGAACGCCAAGGAGGATGCCAAGTTTTGCCGAGGCCTTGAAAAGGCCGCCAATCAGGCGTCTGCAGCGATCCTGGGCCGGATGGAGTCGGTGGACGAAGTGATCAAGAAGCTGGAGTTCTTCGCAGAGACGGCCCGACGCAAGGCCATCGACCTGGAGAACAGCGTTGAAGCCGAGGAAAAGAGCCGCAAGGCACAGATCCGCACTGATGCCCAGACCAAGTTCACCGAGCACGTCGCCGCGCTGAACAAGCGCCTGGGCAAGGACTACATGCCGGCCATCCCCGCAAACTTCGATGGGGCGACGAAGAACAAGCGGACCATTGAGTCTTTGCAGAACGCTGTCGATACCGAGTTGGCCAGGCTGAAGATCGAGGCCAACGCCATCGCCGATCGCATCCAGGCCAACTTGAAGGCTGTGCCTGAAGAGCATGCCCTGCTGTTCCCCGACCTGCAGGCGATCTGCACCAAGGCGCCCGACGACTTCGCCGCCCTGGTGAGCCTGCGGGTGGCTAACTTCAAGGCTGCCGAGGACAAGCGCAAGGCGGACGAGGATGCGGCAGCAGCCAAGCGGAAGACCGATGAAGAAGAGCGCGCTGCAGTGGCAGTCGCTGTCGCTCCCCAGGTGGAATCATTGCCTGGCATGACACTGGCTGTGGAAGCTGGCGAAGCGCCTCCCGTACTCGCAGTGGCCCCGGCCGCCAACGTGGTGCCCATCACCCAGGCACCCACGGCTTCGGGGTCTCGCCCAATGATCAGCCTGGGCGAGATCAAGACATTGTTCTCGCCGGTTGAACTGGGTGCAGACGGGTGGCGAGCCCTGGGCTTTGAGCATGTCGCAAAGGAGCGCGCAACGCTTCTCTACTACGTGCACGAGCTGCCCCGGATGCGCGCCGCACTGGTCAAACACCTGAACGCCATCCAGTTCGCTGAGGCCGCCTAAGATTGGTCAACCACTTTCCAAAACACGGAGATCCACATGTCCCGAGACAACGTACTCGAAAAGGAAATTCAGGCCAAAGGCCTGACGGCACCGCGCGTGTCGCTGAACGACCTGACGTCGAACATCGTGCACACCGAAATCGTGAAGCACATCAGCCCCAGCGGGCAGGTGCTGCGCTGGGCGGTGCTGACCACGCGCAGCGGCTACGCCGTGACGGGCCGCCCATCGGCCAGCGTCTCGTCCGAGAACGACCGAGCCGAAATCGGTGAGCAGGTGGCAATCGAGAACGCGCGAAACGAACTTTGGGCCCTCATGGGCTATGCCCTGAAAGAACGCCTCAGCGCTTGAAATACGGGGCGGCACATGACTGGAAGCCCTGGCCCTCACGAGGATCAGGCGCTGGACGAGCCCCGATGACCTCCGGTTTCCCCGGGCGAGGAAAGCGCAGTGACAAATGCGGAAGGTAGCCTGCCGCCCCACCTACACCCCGAGCCACCCGATGCGGTGGCTTTTTCTTTTCTGGACACCATGACCACGAACTACACCGACTTTCTGCGCCAGAAGATCAAGATGGCCAACTTCAAGGGCTTCGAACTCAAGGCCGAAGCCGTGCACCCGATTCTCTACCCCCACCAGAACGACATCGTGCGCTGGGCGGTACTGGGCGGCAACCGGGCGATCTTCGCGAAGTTCGGCTTGGGCAAGTCCATCATGCAGTGCGAATGGCTGCGCCAGATCATCGGAATGGCCGGCGGCCTGGGCCTGATCGTGTGCCCGTTGGGCGTGCGCCAGGAGCTGATCAGGGATGCCGCCATGCTCGGGCTGAAGCTGGTCTTCATCCGCAGCGCGGCCGAAATCGTGGAGGGCCAGGCCTTCTACATCACGAACTACGAGACGATCCGCGACGGCAAGCTGGACCCCAAGCAGTTCACGGCCGTCAGTCTGGATGAGGCCAGCGTGCTGCGCAGCTTTGGCAGCAAGACCTATCAGGAGTTCCTGCCGCTCTTCGAGGGCGTTCTCTTCAAGCTGGTCAACACTGCCACGCCGAGCCCCAACCGGTTCAAGGAACTGATCCACTACGCCGGCTTCCTGGGGGTGATGGATACCGGGCAGGCCCTGACGCGGTTCTTCCAGCGCGACAGCGAGAAGGCGGGAAATCTGACCCTGTACCCCCACAAGGAGCAGGAATTCTGGCTCTGGGTTTCCAGCTGGGCCGTCTTCATCCAGTTCCCTAGCGACCTGGGCTACAGCGATGATGGCTACGACCTCCCGGAGATGGATGTGGTCTACCACGAGGTGCCCACCGACTATGCCAAGGCCGGCGCCGACCGGGATGGCCAGGCGCTGATGTTCCAGGATCCGGCCCTCGGCCTGAGTGCAGCCGCCGCGGAGAAGCGTGACAGCCTGCCGGCCCGGGTGGCCAAGGTATCCGAACTGATCAATGCTGCACCTGCTGACCATTTCGTGATCTGGCACGACCTGGAACAGGAGCGCCATGCCATCCAGGATGCGCTGCCCGACGCCGTGAGCGTCTGGGGCAGCCAGGAGCTCGATGTGCGCGAACAGCGCATCGTGGACTTCGGCGACGGCAAGCATCGGCTGCTTTCCACAAAGCCAGTAATCGCCGGATCCGGCTGCAACTTCCAACGCCATTGCCATCGCGAGATCTTTGCCGGCATCGGGTTCAAATTCAACGACTTCATTCAAGCCGTCCACCGCGTGCAGCGCTTTCAGCAGAAACACCGCGTGCGCATCGACATCGTCTACAGCGAAGCCGAGCGCGAGGTGCTGCGCACCCTGCAGCAGAAGTGGGCCCAACACGAAGAGATGGTGAAGAACATGACCGAGATCATCAAGAAATACGGCCTGAACCAGCTGGCCATGCAGGAGACGCTGGCCAGGTCCATTGGTGTGCAGCGCATCGAGGTGAAGGGCGACCTGTTCACTGTTGCCAACAACGACTGCGTGGAAGAGGCCAAGCTGCAGCCCGAGAACCATGTGGATCTGATCGTGACGTCCATCCCGTTCGCGAACCACTACGAATACAGCCCCAGCTACAACGACTTCGGCCACACCGAGGACAACGATCACTTCTGGGGGCAGATGGACTTCCTCACGCCCGAGCTGCTGCGCATCCTGAAGCCTGGCCGGATCTACGCCTGCCACGTCAAGGACCGGATCCTGTTCGGCAATGTGACCGGCGCCGGCGCGCCGACCGTGAGCCCTTTCCACTGCGAGGCCATCATGCACGGCCGCAAGCACGGCCTCGACTACATGGGCCTGATCACCGTCATCACCGACGTGGTGCGGGAGAACAACCAGACCTACCGCCTGGGCTGGTCAGAGCAATGCAAGGACGGCACCAAGATGGGCGTGGGCTCACCCGAATACGTGGTGCTGTTCCGCAAGCCTCAGACCGACCGCTCGAAGGGCTACGCCGATGTGCCGGTCAAGAAATCGAAAGAGGAATACACCCGGGCCCACTGGCAGGTCGATGCGCATGCCTTCTGGCGCTCCAGCGGAAACCGGCAGATCACGGCCGAGGAACTGGCCGCCCTGGGCCCCGACAAGCTGGCCAGCATGTTCACCCAGTACAGCCTGCAGAACGTCTACGACTACGAGTTCCACATCAAGATCGGCGAGGAACTGGAGGCCCGCGGTGCTCTGCCGTCAACCTTCATGAGCCTAGCGCCCGGCAGCCATCACCCGGATGTCTGGCATGACGTGACCCGCATGCTGACGCTGAACAGCGAGCAGAGCCGGCGCGCCGTCGAGAAGCATGTGTGCCTGGCGCGCGGCAGCTTGGTGCTCACCCGTGAGCGTGGCTATGTGCCGATTGAGACGGTACAGCCGGGCGAACATACCTTGACGCATCGCGGCCGTTGGCGTCGTGTGCTGGTGGCTCGAAACACCGGCGTTCGACCAACGATCCTTGTGCGTGCGCAGGGTGTGCCGGGGCTGCAGGTCACGCCAGACCACAAGCTGTGGGCGCGTACGACCGACTGGGTTCGGGAGCGCGACGGAGCCGAGCGGGCTGAGCCTGCATGGATTGAAGCGCAGCACACGCTGGGCGGATATGTCAATCTCAAACTGCCGGACACCGAAGCCATCAGCGATGATCACCATATGTGGTGGATCGTCGGGCGATGGTTGGCGGACGGCCATTGGGAAGCTCGTGGAGGCGCGTCTATTTCTTGCGGCGCACACGAGGTTGAGCATCTTGCCTCCATGCTCGGCCAGCATGCTGGTGCATGGAGAGACACTGGGACTGCTCATCAGGTTCACATCAACGACCGTAGCGGCGAAATCCGCGAGGTCCTTGCGCTGTGTGGTGCGGGAGCCGCTGGAAAGCATTTGCCGGCTTTCGCGGCAACGATGCCAAAAGAACAGGCTCGATCGCTTTTGATGGGCTATCTGTCGGGTGATGGTCACTTCCATGCTGACCGGAATCGTTGGACCGCAACCACCGTTAGCCGCACTCTGGCGCTTGGCATCGCAATGCTTGCGCAGCGCGTCTTCGGAGCGGTGGCTGGCATCCACGCAGGGAAGCCGGAGCGAGACGATGTCATTCAGGGGCGGCCGGTCAAATGCCGGCAAGAGTGGGTAGTCTCTTTCGATACCACAACGGACGGCCGGAAAAAACCATTCATCCTTGATGACGGTGCATGGAAGAAGGTCCGATCCCTGGAGGATGCCGGAGAGGCAGAGGTCTGGTGTCTGCGCGTCGAGGAAGACGAGAGCTTCACGGCCGAAGGCTGCATCGTCAAGAACTGCCCCCTGCAGTTCGACATCGTGGACCGGCTGATCGAGCGCTACAGCAACCCGGGCGAGCTGGTCTACGACCCATTCTGCGGCCTGGGCACCGTGCCCTACCGGGCCATCCTGAAGGGGCGCCGGGGCGGCGGCAGCGAGCTGAACGCGGCCTATTTCATGGACCAGGTGCACTACCTCAAATCAGCCGAGCGCCAGGTGTCCATGCCATCCCTGTTCGATGCGCTCGAAGCGGCCTGACCCGCCCCACCCCATCAACCGGCCCTCTACGGAGGGCTTTTTTTCGCCTGAACACCATGCAACTCATCAAGAACAACTTGCCCAGCCGCAAGGAATCAGAAGCGCGGTTCATCTCGATCCTCAAGGAATACGGCCACCCAGTCACGCGCGAGCAGGCCGCGAGGCTTACCGGCTACTCGCTGCACCACGCCGGCAAGTACCTGTGCAACCTTCGCGCGCTGGGCATCCTCACATCCGAGAAGGTCAAGGGCGAGACACGCTGGTCGATCGCATCGGATAGCCCTGTGGTGATCCCGACGATTGCCCGGGGACCGCAGATCAACAAGATGGCCGGGGTGTATGTGCCTCCGGTGTGGCAGATCAGGGCGGGTGCGGGGGAGTTGCGGAGGGCTGGGGCATGACTACCAATGAAGTGATCCGACTGGCAAGAGAGGCGGGGATTGAATTTAACGAGCATCGCGGTTTGACCGGTCGCCTTAACACGCTGACGCATGGGAGCCAAACACTGAAAGCAATTTCCAAGCTGATCGAGCTCGCCAAGGCTGAGGCCCTGGCAGAGCAGTGGGAAGACATCAATTCCGCACCAAAGGACGGCACCAAGTTTGACGCTTGGGACGGCGATGTGCGTTGGACCGATGTGTTTTGGGGCATCCCGACATACGCGAATCTTTCTGACCGCGCGTGGGTTATTGCGGAAGAAATGGCGTACGGCATTGAATTTGTGCAGTTGTTCGGCCTGACCCACTGGCGCCCTCTCCCACCTCCCCCGAGCATGAAGGAGGCCACATGACCCAAGAACAACGGCCAACCGCCCTGCTGGATTGGAGCCTGCGTGTTGACTGTCCTGCATGCGACGAGGGAAACGACTTGGCAAGCGGCGAGCACGATAGTGAGCACGATATCAGCAGGCACATCTTCACCAATGCTTGGGACAAGCTGAGTGGCTGGGAAGTCATCTGCGAACACTGCGGGCATGAATTCACGATTGAGAAAGTGGAGTATTGACATGAGCACCACGCCCAAAGCCCTGGAACTGGCCAAATACCTTGAACAAACTGGACGTAACTACCAAGACCACGAGACTGCCGCCGAACTCCGCCGCCAGCACGGAGAGATTGAAGGGCTGCGCGCCCAGGTGGAGGCGCTGAGCAAGCCGCAGGAGCCGGTAGCTGCCCTGCTTCGGTATAAAACTGTGCAGACTCCGGCGCGATTGGCTTTTGATGGGAAAGACCACTACAGAGATTGGACGGACTGGGAGCCATGCACCCTGAAATATGCGCAGGCAAAGACAGACCCAGCAAGCAACTACGATGAGACTGCAATCTATGAAATGCAGCCGCTCTATGCCGCCGCCCCGCAGCCCGAGCAGGTGGCACCATTCCAAACCCGAGTGCAACCATGGCTCATGGAGTGCTTTGGCGAGATGATCGCAGGCGACCGCGAGGAACGGAATCACCGGTTCCTTGAGGAAGCCCTGGAGCTGGTGCAGGCCTGCGGCTGCACCGCCGGAGAAGCACACCAGCTCGTCGACTACGTTTTCGGGCGCCCCGTTGGAGAACCAGCACAGGAAGTCGGAGGCGTGATGGTCACTCTGGCCGCGCTCTGCCTGGCCAACGGCCTGGACATGCACGCAAACGGTGAGACCGAGCTGACGCGAATCAACGCTCCAGAGATGGTCAAGAAGATCCGCGCCAAGCAAGCGGCCAAGCCGAAATACTCGCCGCTGCCAGAAGCCGCCCCGCAGCCCGAGGCAGCACAGAAAGGCGGTGCGTGATGACCAAACCCCTGACGATCACCCTCAACCCCCATGAGAAGGTTGTTGCCGTGGTGCCTGAGCGATGCCATGGCCCAGGCTGGAGCAATTCGCCGACATGGGTTCACATCGTGGACTACTCGACAGCCAAGCACCGGGCGGAGTGCATTCAGCCGGAAGAGCGAACACCGGCCCTTGATGCATTGTTTGCAGCAGGCGAAGCCATGCACAGGAGTCTTCTGGCTGCCGTTCCGGTCAAAGTCGCCAAGGAGAAGAAATGACCAACTCTACAAAATGGCCCGAGCCGGTGGCCTACCGTGATGACGGAGCATCGGGCGGCTACGGTCAGCCCAATTACAGAGTCGCCACTTTTGAGACTGTGCACAGCAGCATGCACTCATCAACAGCACGATCATTCACGGAGCCCCTCTACACCACCTCCCAGGTCCGAGAGATCGTGGCAGCGGAGCTGGAGGAATGCGCAAAGCTGTGTACCCCAGCAGCACTGATTGATGCCGTCACGCAATACGAGGCAGCCGCAATTCGGAAATGTGCCGCAGCCATCCGGGCAAAGATCAAGGAGATGCAAAGATGAACCAAGAAGCACTCATGCAGATTGCCCAATTCATGTTTTACCTGGGATTCGGCTTGTCTGCCGTGGCTTCCATCGCCATGTTTGTTTGGACATTGATCTGGCTGAACAGATGGACATATTGGGCAATCTGTGAATTGCTCAAAAAATGGTACGGGATGGGCCTGATTTTACAGGCTCTGAAGCACATCAGAAACAACCGATTTCCAGGGGAGAACCAAGATGCTCAGTGAAGACGAGATCCGCGAGGCCCTACGCCCGCTGTGCCGAGATGAAACCGCGCTCGAAATGCTGGTCGAGGGAAGCATGGACGAATACCGAGCCATTGAAGCCGCAGTGCTGGCAGAGGCTGCGAAGGACAGGGAGGATGCAGAGCGGTACAGATTTCTGCGCGATCTGGGGGCTTTTGATTCGACCTTTGGTGCTTGTCATCCTTGCGATCAAAGCAAACGGAATCAAATTTGCGACGCCGCCATCGACGCTGCAAGGGGCATTGCGCCCACCCGCACTACAGATCAGGAGGCATTGCTTGCGCCCTGGCCTGACTTCGCAGGGAATCCGATCCATGCAGGCGACACCATTCGCCATCCAGCCGATGGCTCCGAAGGGGTTGTATTTTTTGATCCCTCAAGGATTGATTCCTCAATGTGGCGTGTTCGATACCAGGAGTCTGATGTGTCATCGTCTCTTGTGCTTCAAATCGGAGACAAAGGCCAGGCCGTGGTCGTGAAGAAGGCCGCAAGGAGCACCACATGACCTGCCCCGCTTGCACAGACCCAGACACCGGTGAGCCCCTGCTGCCGGTCTATGGCGTGGCGCCGCACACCTGCTTCTACAAGATCCCTGGGGCCACCATGGGCCAATCTGTTGTGCTGCCGCGTGACCAGTGGCCAGCCAACTTTCACGAAGACCCAGAGAATCCGGGTTGCGGCATCTGGTCGTGCGAGCACTGCGGAGAAGGATTGCCATGCGCAGAACCATCTTGAGCCTGTCAATTGAGGCCATTGGCCGCATTGATTCCTGCATCTGGTGCGGCCACCGATTCGATCCGCACGAATACCGACCGGATCACTTTCTTTGGTGTAGCGACTACCCCAGAGGCTAACCCCACCCCCAAAACAGGCCCCGAAAGGGGCTTTTTTCATGGAGAGATGAGATGCAATCACTCGCGTTCAAAGCGATGGCCTTTGCGAGAGAACGCCACAAGGACCAAAAGCGCAAATACACCGGCAATCCCTACACAGACCATCTTGCTGAGGTGGCCGGGATCGTTGCGACGGTCACGCACTGGGACGAAATTGAGCCCGATGCCATGATAGCCGTGGCTTGGCTGCATGACGTCATTGAAGACCAAGCGGTTCAATCAGAGGAGTTGACAGAGGCGCTGGCCGGCGAGTCGCTGGCAGCAATTGAGCAGGTGACCCGAGGTGTTCGCTGGCTCTCCGATCTGGAGGTCGGAAACCGAGCAGAGCGAAAGAAGGCTAGCCGTGACAGGCTCCAGCAAGCCCCAGGCTGGGTGCAGACGATCAAGTGCGCCGACCTGATCAGCAACGCCAGCAGCATCGTTCAGCACGATCCCAAGTTTGCCAAGGTCTACCTTGAAGAGAAGCGCCTTCTGCTGGATGTCCTGACGAAAGCCGATGCCCGCCTACTTGCGATTGCTCGACAGCAAATCGCCTAACCCACACCAGCCCCTTCGGGGGCTTTTTCTTTGGAGAAGCAGAATGGACGCAGAACAAGTCGTAGTCGTTGAGATCCTGCCAACCAAGGTTTGGATCGAAAGCGACTTCTTTGGCGGCAAGCACGTCATGCGGCAGCACGAAGGGCATGAGCCGTTCTGCTTCTGCAGCTTCTGGTACAGCTACGAGCACACCAGTAATGCCCAGATCCATCGAAACGCCGAAGACATGGCCCGCTCACTGGGCGCCCAAGATCCGATTGAGCACCGTCATCGGCCCTTAGAGATTTCTGGCGATTGACCCCACCCAGCCCGCCGCGTGCGGGCTTCTTTTTTGGAGAAAGACATGAGCATCTTCCTCACGCCTGAAGAAGTCGCAGAACTGACCGGCATCCGCCGGGGCTGCAAGGGAAAGTCCCGCGAACAGCGCCAAGCCACCGCCCTGAAATCCATGGGCGTGCCGCATTACATCAACGCCGCCAAGCGCCCCATCGTCGCCCGGGCCGCCATCGAAGGCGCGGCGACGGCAATCGCAAAATCAAATGCTCCCACCGTCGAGGCCTGGGAGCCCGTCATGCATTAGGAGCCAACATGCCAAAGCGCTTACCGACCCCTGGCCTACGAGCCAAAAAGCAGCGCTCCGGGCGGATCTATTACTACCTGGAGATCGAGAACAGGAAGCAGATCCCCCTCGGCAGCGATTACATCCTGGCCGTCCAGAAATGGGCCGAACTGACGAAAGCCAACGTCCAGCACGGCGCCACCTTCATCGACGTGATCGAGAAATACGAGCGCGAGGCCCTCCCTCTGCTGGCCACATCCACCCAGGCCACCCAGAAGTACGACATCAAGCACTTGCGGAGCTTCTTCAGCAAACCCACGCCGGCCCCGCTGGACGCGATCAAGCCGTCACACGTTGCGAAGCTGGTCGAGAAGCACCGAGCCAACCCCCAAACCGCCAACCGACTCAAGCGGCTTTTCAGCAGCATGTTCAACCGAGCCAGGGCCTGGGGCTACACCGACCGGGAAAACCCGGCCACCGGGGTGCGAGGGCTCCCGGTGGGCAAGCGAGAGGTATACGTCACCGATCAGGTGTTCAAGGCAATCTGGGATTGCGCCTCGGCCCCCATTCGGGACGCGATGGACCTGGCCTACCTGACCGGGCAGCGCCCCTCCGACTCCCGTGCGATGACGGACGAGGACATCGCTGACGGCACGATTCCCACCCGTCAGGGGAAAACTGGCGCCATGGTGCGCATCCGGATCGAGGGCGAACTGGCTGCCCTGATCCAGCGGATCAACGCCAGAAAGGAGACCCACAAGACATGGACGTCCTACCTTCTGGTGTCCGACCGGGGCAAGCCGATGTCCAAGCAGATGATCCGAAAAGGGTTTGAGGACGCCCGCAAGGCAGCCGCTGAAAAGAACCCCGAGTTGGCCGATGCCATCAAAGAGGCCTGGCTATACGACCTGCGCGCCAAGGCCGCCGACGACACCGCGGACGCCCGGGGCGAGCAAAGCGCGGCCGACCTTTTGGGGCACACCAGCGTGGCAACGACCAAGCGCCACTATCTACGCAGAGGCAAGATTGTGGGCCCGACCAAGTAGCAAATCGCGCCAGTTTCGAGGGCATAATCCGATGCGCGCCGGAACTCTTTCCGATGCGCGTCGGAAAGCGCTACAGGAAACGTAGCACCAAACTTAGCATTCATGCGACTGCCCGTAGCTCAGTTGGATAGAGCAACAGCCTTCTAAGTAGGGTCAACTATCCAGCATCCATGCGGTTAAAAGCGCTTTTCCATGCGGCGTTTTTATGTATGGAAACACAGCATTAGATCCCGCATCAAATCGTGAACGTTTCCGCGTACCGCCGCGGCATTTGATTCACAAATCCCGCCCCTAAGCGCTGTATAAATGCACAGTGCAAACCATCGTCTATCGCATCCGCCGTGCTGGCCACCGCGTAGCCGGATCTGACCCAGCGCTGAGGGTCGGCATCCGGGGTGATCTGCTGCTTGCCCCGGCCATAGCCGAGGGCCGACGGCTGCAGGCCAGGTTGCTCGGCCCGGACGGCCAAGACCTGATCCAGCGCCTCGAGTACGCCGAGGTCAGCCAGATCCGCGGCGAGGCGATGCACATCACCGGCACCGAGCTGGTGTCCCGGGTGTCGCGCGGCAAGCCATCGCGCTACAGGCAATCATGGCTGTGTGTTTGGGATGAGGCCGTGGCGCTGGAGCTGCTTGCCCGCGTCAGGGTCGACGCTGTGCCCGGGTTTAGCCCAGAGGATGACGACACCCCAGAATGATCACCCCAGCGGCTTCCAGGCCGGCGCATCAGGCAGCGGAACCAAGTATTCCCGCCTCTCTGGCCTAGCCTCATGCTGCCTCTGCCTCTTGACTTGCTTGGGCTTGCGCTTGTCTTGGCGGTCTTGATCTGGGGTCGTTTGCTTCATTCGATCCTCCAAAAAAGAAGCCCTCACCTGGAGGGCTGTTCGCGGTCTTTGCAACCGCAGGGATGTCTCGTGCAACGCGAGACTAGGAAGGCTCTGAGCTTTTTCTGAAATCCTCAACGATCTTCCCCAGGCGGGAAATCACCCTCTCCAACTCATCTTTCGTCCACTCTTTCCCAGGCTTGTCCATCCTGTCTTCAGGCACCTTGTACACCCTGGTGATCACAGTGTCCTTGGCGGTTTCGCGCTCGGCTTCAAAGGAGCGCTGCAGGCGCGCAACTATTTCGGAGTTGTAACTTCGACCTTCTTTCGCTGCAGCTTCGTGAAGCTGAGCATGCAACTCCTTTGGGAGACGCAGACCCGTCTTATGCCAGTCATCTTGAGGTGCATTTGTAGCCATGAATGCATTATGCCCTTACGGTAAAGTCAGGAATTGCATCTACCGTAGATTCATGATCAAATGCATCTACCGTAGATTCATCGAAGGAAACAGATGGCCATCAACCAAACACAAGCGGACTGGGTGCGCACCGCACTTCGCTTGCCACAGGACGTACACAAGAAAGTTCATGAGGCAGCCAAAGCTGAAAACCGAACGTTCAACGCACAGATCGTCGCAACTTTGAAATCGGCAGTCGAACTGCGTGGCTCTCTTTCCGTCAATCAAGGAGCACAGCAATGAGCGACTTGTCTGAGTTCGTAACACTCACAAACACAACGTTGACCACTGACTCCAAACGTGTTGCGAAGCACTTTGGCAAGCTGCACAAAAACGTCCTGAGAGCCTATGACTCACTTGATTGCAGCAGTGAATTCAACCGGCTCAATTTTGAGCCGGTTGATGAGGTTGACGAAAAGGGCGAGATGCGGCGAATTGTTCGCATGACAAAAGATGGTTTCGTGTTCCTGGTCATGGGATTTCGCGGGAAGAAGGCCGCCCAGGTGAAAGAACGTTACATCCAGGCTTTCAACCAGATGGCGGACCAACTCCAGTAGATCAGCATGAGCCTCTGGGATCAGCGCTTGTCGTTAGAGAAGCGTGACAGCACCAGCTTCATGTGGGCGCAATTCGGCAGCAAGTTGATGCTCAACCGAAAGAAAGAACTGCCTGGGATCCGAACAGATCGGGAGCGGCTGGAGCATGAAATGCAACCCACCCTCTTCTTGCCCGCGATGAGCGAGCCACATGGGGCGCTGAATTGACCCCAAAAGGCGAAACCCCTGAGCCATCTCACCTGCTCAGGGGCCTCTTTGACAAATCCACAGCAAGGAACAAGTCATGACCAATTCTAGTTCGCAAACCCGCATCGTCAACCCTTCCCACCCCTACAAGGGCCTGACGTTTGTCAGACAGGCTGCCGCTGATCCTCAAACCGGCCGCCGAGAAATCAACTATTTCGACATCGCCGGGGACAGCTTCACAGATGGCTGCATTGAGGGATGCAAGGCGCTGCTTGAGGTTCTGGCTCAGATCCGCACCGGCAATGTGCCTCTGCGCGAAATCCTGCGCGCCGTTGGGTCGATTGACCCGGACGAAAACAACGATGTGGAGATGGGTGCAGCGATAGGTTTCACGGAGGCGCTCGAGCACCTGCTGCGTCAAGTTGTCACCCCCAATGTGCTGGCATCGTTTGCAAGCGAGCAGCTCGCACAGCACACCAAGAGCGTTGAAGACGACTTGGCCAGCCTGAAGGCCCGGAACGTTCAGTTCCTGGCGGCTCTTTAGACGCACAACTGAGTACGTTTGAAACGGAAGCAGTCATAGATGAAAGGTGCTTTTCCAAAAAGCACCTTCAAAGGTTCCGTTTTAAACGTGATCTTTCAAATGTCTCTCTTCTTTAGGTGTAACGACCGGAAGCACCATGAACGCCCAAGCTGTCTCAACCAAGGTAGGCGCCTTCACCAAGTCCTGGCGCGGCGCACCACCTGTTCGTGTGGTGGAGACACCTTCGGACCTGCCGATCAAGCGCGTGCCTTTGGATGCCCGGGGAATGTTCCGAGGTGGCGAGGTCTGGGTTGTGGCCAGCACCCAGGGCTTCAATTCACCGCTTCGAACTTTCGTGCATGAGGCGGTCGGGCATCATGGGCTTCGTGAGTTGCTTGGCTCAGGCTGGGCTGGCTTCATGGGCGGCCTGAGCCGAAACACCCGGAACCTGCAGGGAGATGCCGGCGAAGTGGCTCAGCACATCCGGCACGCCTACCGGGACGACAGCGGCCATTTCAACCTGAGCGCGCTGGAGGCCGCGGACGAGGTGTCAGCAAACCTGGCCGAGTACGTCTTCAGCCCATCGCAAGGCAGATTGGTCATTGAGCAGCCGCTGAAAAAGCAGGCTTCAGCCGTCGCCGGCCACTTTGCGCGCGAGGTTCTCTACTTTGACGCGCCGGTGACAGAGAACCAACTTGAGGGGACATTACTCCAGGCGGAGCACTTTGTCAGACATGGTGGCCTATTTTGGGGATTGGCACGACGGCTGCGCGACTGGTACTATCCGCCGATGGCACTTGACCGATACAAACCGCCGATGAGCATGGCCGAGAGTGAAGAGCTTCTGCGGGCGGCAGATTCTCATGAAGACAATGTGCAGACATCAAAAATGTTCCTGCACATTGGCACCCTGCTGATTCTGCTTGGCTTCGTCGTCTGGTCAGTCATCTCCATGGTCATGAGGCTTTTCTAGGCCATCACTTCGCGCCGAAGAGTTGCGCGGCAGCATCTGCCTGAGATCTTCCGATAAGCACCCCGCCGCGAACCGGGATGCCGGAACTCAACCCGGCCGCTCGCAATTGCTCCCTGATTCTCGCGGGGTCACCTGCAATTGCAATGGTTCCATCTGGCCTACGTGCAGCGGTAAATCGCGGCGCGCCATTCCCTTGAACGACATTGGCAGCTGCGCTGATTGCATCGTCAACGGATGTCGCCTGGGCGATGTCCGAGATACTTGGCGCTCTCGGAGCGGCGATTTGCGCGGCTTGGTTGACAAGTGCCGGAGCCATTGCCGGCGACAGCTGAGTCTCCCTTGCCAGAGCATTGATGTTTTTTGGACTCGTGACCACCTTGGCAACACCGTAGGCCAGTGCAGGAGTGCCAGCAGCGGCCAGCAATGGCGTGATGTCGCCAGAAGTCGCCGCATGAATCGCACTCGTCCCCAGTGCCGACCCCGCGGCAATCTGAGCCATTGCCCCAGCCGTCCCACTCGGGTTCGGCATGACCTGCCGCCCTGCCCTCACCTCTGCCGCCATCTGGCCCAGGGAGTCGATCTTCTCCTTCAAGCCCTTGACCCCAGTACGCTCGAACAGCGTTTCTCGGGCCTGGGGTGACATGGCTGCCAGGTTGGTCAGGAACCGCTCAGAGCTGAACGCCTGGCCAGTTGAGTCCTGCTGACCAGGGAGCGCGCGGCCCATCTTTTGCAGGACGGCACCCACGATGTCGCCCCGCTTGCTCATCGGCGTCATGTTGATCACGCGCCGCAGGGTCGTGTCGCCTTCGGAAGTGCCTGACATGGCCGCGGCAAAGACCTTCTCGGGCGTGTCTCGGCCCACGATCTTGTCCAGCTTTTCCAGTTGCGCCATCCGCTCGGAGGTCAGCTTGTTGGCGGTGCGCCAGACCTTGTCGGCCTGCGGGCCGGCGGCCTTCGCAGCGTCGCCCAGGTCCTGGCTCAGGGCGGCATAAAGCGCCTTCCATTTGCTGCGAGGAACATCCGCGACCAGGGAGCCGTTTTCAATCTCAGCGCCCACGAGGGTGCGCAGCTTGCGCAGGGCCTCGTAGGTGATCTTGTTGTCTACCTGGCCCTCCAGGTAGCTCTTGATGCTGTTGTCGATGTCCTGGGGCGTCGGCACGGGCGCCAAGTTCTTCATACCGAGTGCTCGGCGCTCCGCATTGGCCGCAACGATGTTGGCTGCGTTCTGCTCCAGGCCTTCCCGCATGGCCTGCACTTTCTCGGTCATGCCCGGGCGAGAAATCACCGCCTCAATGCCGCCGGTGTCACCGCCGAGCGCGCCCTCAATCCCTTGGATCCGCGCGTTCTTAAACCAAGCACTCAGGGCCGGCGCCCCGGCGATGTCGCTGTTCAGGTTGGCAAGGGCCTGGCGAGTGCGATCCACGTCAATACGCGTGTCGGCCGGCAGCAGGCTATCAAGCTTGGAATAGAACCGGTCCTGCAGCAAGCGGGTATTGGTCTTGAGCAGCTTGGCGCTTTCGGCGATCGTCTCGCCGGCATCTGCCGCGGCCCCGCCGTTGGGCGCGAGCTCATCCACGATGGACTTCACCTTAGCCGCCATGGCGTCTGACTGATCCCGGCCAACCTTTGCCATCACACCGGACGCCAGCGGCGTACGCGCAAGGCCTGCCTCGATGTTCTGATGAGCCCGGTTTTGAGTGGCCTGGGCAAGGGTTGGCGTCACGCCGGCGGCATCTTCGAACAACTTGATGTTGTCGGCCATGCGCTGGCGGGTAGCTTCGCCGCCGCCTCGGATGACGGCCTTGCCGGCGTTCGCGAGGGCGTAAGGCACAGCCATGGGGGCCATGGCACCGGCCAGGCCCGCCACAGCCTCACCGGTGGGGCTTGCGCCTGACTCACGGGCGATGGACGCGGCGCCGCTACCTGCAGCGCCAGATGCAGCTTGCATCCCGGGCGCAGCGGCCAGCATGCCGCCCACCTTCGCCGCGACAGGGGCAGCGCTCTTCGCCAGGGCCGCGCCGATTCCAACGGGGGTCAGGGCACTCACGCCGCCCTTCACAGCGTCCCCTACGACGCGCTCAGTGGCATTTTCTGGCGTGGGCAGGCCTGCGGCCGTCATGACGTTTTCCAGGGCATGTTCTGCCTTCTGGAAGCGGAACCCATGGCCCTGGCCCAGCACTGCATCCAGCCCAGCATTGATCGGCCCGGTGATGGCATCGCTGGCCATGGCCGGCAATGATGCAGCACCAGCGACGCCACTGCGCACGGCAAGACCCAGTTGGCGGCCAATGTCCTCAAGGGCCGATCGCTCCTTCGGCGGCTCAGCCACGACCGAGGGCGCCACCTGCTCGGCTTTGGGCTTCGCGTTGAGACCCAACTGCTTGGTCTGCATGTCCATGACGTACTGGGCATCGGCATCACCAAGCGTGGTTCGCAGGGCGTTCGCATAGGCCTTTCGAGCCGCATCACTCACCCCATCGGACGCCGGCGGCACATCTGCAGGCTTGTAGCCAGGCATCATGCTTTCCACATGCTCAGGGCCGACGCTTCTGGAGATGGCGTTGGCCATGGCGCGCCTTGCAGCCTCGGAAAATTGAGAATCCTGGTTCACTTCGCTCATTGTTGCACCCCCCAACGCTTCAAAGTCGGGAATGAAAAGACTGACGGCGCCACGCGTGCCCATTCACGGTCAATTGAGGAGTAATCGCCCGTCCGCTTGGCCTCCGGGAGCATGTCCGAATAGAACTGGGCCTTCATCACATCGCGGGTCGCCACCGCTTGGGCCATGTCCAGGATGAACCGGTTCGCCTCGGTCGTATTGCCGAATTTGGCGAAGGTGTCAGAGGCGCGCTGAGCGTCGCCTTCGGTTTGCACCCCGTTTTGCAGCTTCAGCACCTCAAGCAGGTGGCTGGACATCTCGCTTTTGAACTTTTCCGAGTTCTGGGCGAGCATTCGCGCCCGGGTCATATCAAAACCAAGGCCGACAGCCACACTAGCCAGCTTTGCCGTGGTCTCCCTGCCGAAACCGGTCCCGCCCATGGCTTCCATCGCGCTTCGGGCCGATTTCACGCTCTCGATCGCCCTTTGGGCCGCCGGTAAGGCGTCCATGGTGGGTCGATAGGACTTGTTGATGAAGTCCTTGTTGAGTTCCGGAAGGGCTTCGGCCGTGGCTTTCTCGGTGGAAGATGGGCCGGCGGCCATCGCGCCTGATGCGCCGGGCTTTTCTGCCGATCCGCGGGCCGCCTGCTGCTCGGAGCGACTGATTTCCCGGCTCACGGCATCAATATCGCCACGGGCCCGGTTGGCCGCCACCTGGTCGCCTCTGGCTTCCGCGTCGGCAAGCTGGGATTGGGCCAACTTGAGCTCGGAGCGCTTGATTTGAATGGCATCGGCGTCGCGCGCGGCCTGTTCTTGAGGGCTGACCTTGAATTTTCCGCCAGCGGAGGCCTCTTGACCTGGCTGGCCACCACCAGCGGCCTTCAGCACCGAGGACTCGGGCACGAATTCTTCTCGCTGAGTCTCGGGATTGAAGACCTTCATCGGCGTGGTGGCCGACTTGATGCCGGCTTGGATGCCCTGATAGGTGCCAAAAGCGCTTTCAGCACCCTGCGGCACCGAGACAACCGGTCGACCATCAGGACCGGCCTCAATGAAGGACGTTTTCCCATCGGCCGAGGTGTTGACGCTCGGCACAACCCCTGGTTTGAGGCTGTTTTTGTCCATGGCCACGCCATTGACCACCATCATTTCGGGCCGGGTGCGGTCATCCAGCATCTTGGCGATGCCCTTGCCGCCGTTGGCGAAGAGATCCGATCGAATGATTTCCTCGGGGATCTTGAACCGCTTCGACAGGTCAGCAATCTGGGCGTTGATCGCATCGGATTTGCTTGTTGGCTGGACAGTGGCACCGTCGCCGCCAGCAGGGGCGGTAGGCGTAGCAGATGCAGCAGGCGTGGCGCCTTGGGCAGGTGCGCCACCGGTGGAAGACGGCGCTCCAAGCACGCCGGCCATGGTTGACCATCGCTTGTTGAGCTCATCCTCGAGCTTCAGCCGCTCCATCGTGGCCTGACGATTCAGCTCCAGATCGGAAACGCGCTTGTCGCGCTCGGCGACATCGGCCGCCTTCTGCATTTCTGCGCCGACGTTGGCCGCACCTGCACCCAGGCCGGCCAGTGCTCCCATGATCAGGCTCATGCCATACCTCCTCGGGCTTGGGCGATCAGGCCACCGGCCGGCGCCATCGGTGCTGCGGGCGCGGCTTGGGACTGCATTGGCTCAGGGGCGGCCTGCCCAGGCTGCGCGCCGCCGGCCTGGCTCTTGGAAATCAGTGCCTGCAGCCGCTCGGGCGTCACGCCAAACAGCTGCATCAGGGACGAGGACATCTCTTTCATGCTGTTGGCCAGAATCTCGGGCGTCACCTGGGTCTTGCCCATGCCTTCCAGCAAATCCAGACACTCACACAGCAGCATCGTCGCGGCCGGGATCATGGCCTGGGGAGGCATTGAGCCGGGCGCCTGGTGCAAGATCATGGCGATCAGTTTTGCTGCGCCCTCCCCTGCAACGTGGGCCATGTCATTGCTCTTGGAAAGCTGGTTGATGACCATGCTGCGCGTCTGTGGCGAGTAGAGGATCTTCTTGCCTTCGCCCACGATCTTTTGAATCGCGGGCACGAGCTGCTGAGGATTGACCTTCGACAGAATGGCTTGTTCAGCCTGTTGAAGCAGCGGGTTCATGCTGTTGCGCCTTTCACGGACTGGATGATCGAGGTCGGGCCTGTTTTGCCGACAGAGTTGCCCCAGCCCTGCTTTTGAGACGCAAGGGCATATTGCCGATCGAACTGGGATGCCTGGCTCATACCGGCAAGGGCTGAGCCGCCAAGTTGAAGCGCCGCGGCGGAAAGCTTGTCATTGCTCTTCACGAACTGGGTCATCTTGTCGAACCAGGAACTTGCGCTGTCAGCCGCCTTACCGGTCCCAGCCGAAATCGTTGTGCCGCTGGTCGGGGTCGCCTGGGTTCCGCTGGCCAACCTGGCATCTGTCGGATTGGATGCGGTGACCGTGCCGGCGGACGGCACATTGCCCGTCACACCATTGGCACCCGTGGTGCTGGTATCAATGCCGCCATTCAGGGTCGCGTTTTTGGATGCCTGCTCAACACCAGACGCCACATTCCCACCTGAGCCGAAGGCGTTGGTGGTGTCCGAAAGAGTACCGCCGGCGCCGGATGCATCCATGGCCGAGGAGACTTCAGAGACGCCATTGCTCAGGTCTGGCACGGTCGAGGCGGTGCTGGAGCCAACCGCATCGATCTGGTCAAACGGGTTGGCCGAAAGCGAGCCATTGATTGCCCCACCGATGCCGCCGGCAAGACCCATGACAGTGCCGAACTTGGCAAGATCTTTGCTGCCCGTGACGGCGCCGATAACGCTCATCGCGGTGCCGATTTCAGTCATTGCCCCCAGGACGGTTGCTGTTTCGACTGTACCCGCCAGAAGAGAGGCTGTTGCTGTAAATCCCATGTCAGGACTCCTTCAGAAATGCTTGCCCATCACCACCTCTTCGTTTCGGTATCCGAAGCGTTCAAGAAGCGGAATCAGGGGGGTGTTGTGTTTGGCGTGCCAGGTGATCTTGTTGACCCCCGCGCGCTGCAGTTCGGACTCACTGAACTTGATGAGCTTCACGCCAGTCAGTCCGAGTCGCTTGTCGGGCCGAAGGAACAGGACATCGTTGCAAGCCACGATCGTTCCTTCGTAGTGGATGTGCGCCTGAACAAAGAAGGCGCTGTATCCAATCAGCTCACCGTTCTCTCGAGCTGTGAAGATCCGAAGCGCCCCGGCGTTCTCCATGGACACATACCGCATCCAGTCCGGGGCTAGCTTGACCCGATCCTTGTTCAGCGTCAGCTCTTCGTAGTGCATCTTGAGAAGCTCGTCCACGTCGGGCGCGACATCTCGGATCAGCTCAGCCTGGTAAGTGATGGTCATGGCTTATTGGGTGTTTGCCGTCGTACCGGTGGCCGCCCCTGTTGATCCAGTGCTTCCGGTGGCCGTCGCCGTGCTGCCCTTGGTGGTGCCATCGGCATTGAAGCCGACGTATTTCCCCGTGGAGTCGAACCCGGGCGAGTTCGCCAGCGAATTGGTGAGCGAGGTCGAGACACCCAGGCCGGAAACAGACGATTGCATCTGGAACTGCTGCTGGAGGTTGTTGTAGACCTGAGCGATCGCCTGGGTCTTGGTGTTGGCATCCATGGTGGTCGACGCGTTGATGTTCGCGATCGTCTGCATGGCGGTGTTGAAGGAGTTGGCCGCTTGGCTGCTGCTGTTGATCAGCGTTCCATAGTCGTTCTGCAGCTTTTGCACCTGCACCTGGGTGTCGCTGCTCATCTTGGAAATCAGCTGCTGAGACTGGTTGTTTGCAGCGGCAATTTGCTGAGCCGACTGGTTGTTTGCCTCGGCAATCTGTTGGGCAGATTGATTGTTCAGAGCCTGGGTTTGCGCCTGGGTTTGGGCCGTGTACACCGAGGTGCCAGCCTGCAGGTTCGCAACGTTGAGCGTGTTGGCTGCATTGGCGTTGGTCTGCGCGGCGGTCGCGTTGGTGGAGGCATCCTGCTGAGCGATCGGCAGTGCCACTTGATAAGCAGCACTATCAGCCGCTGTTTGAGCCAAACTTGAGTTTGGCAATCCGCGGGCATTCATAGCTTGCAAGGCTTGAGCGCGAGCTTGAGCAATCAATGGTTGGTTTGGATCGGTCAGATTGGCGATCTGGCCGGCCACGGTCTGATTCGGATTCACGGACCAATCGGTCACGCTTCCCGCGGTAGGCGTAGCAATGCCTGTTGCACCGTTCGTGGTTGTGCCGGTCCCGCTGGATGCCGGGTAACCCGAAACACCGTTCGTGACGCTTCCGATGATGGAGTTGTTGCTGGCAGTGCCACCGCCGCCAACTGTGAAGCCACCCGACGCTCCAGTCATTGGTTGCGCCGTGCTTGAAGTGCTGTCAATCGCCCCAGCCAAGCCGCTGCCGGCCGTGGCAGGCTTTGCGGCCACGGTCTGAGATGGAGACTGGCTGGCCTGCAACGCGGCCCAGTTGTTGTTTGAGACGACTTGCGAGGCGTTGGTGGGGTTGGATGCCCACGATGCGTATTGTTCTGGCGTCCAGCCGTAGGCGTTCTGCAGCTGCTGTTGCTGGCTGGAAAACGCAGCGGGGTCGCCGGTGCCAAACGAGATTTGAGATCCGTCGGCCGCATAGCTGCCTGCAGTTGGTGCCCCCAGGCCGTTAGAGCCAGTGCCCCCGCCGGTGGAAAACGATGTGGTAGCCATTGCAATGACCTATCTTGATGTTGATGCTGCGGGGATTGGTTGGCACCCCAATAACAGCAAAATCTGAGGAGTTTGAGAATCCCTCAGTCCCAATGAAATGAGCCGCCAACGCGGACACCAGCCCAAAGCATCCAGGCCCGCCAGGCTGGCACGCCATCAGCAATCGCAGCCTCTTTGAGGATCTTGTCTGCAGTTGATCGGTTGACCTGGTGAGGCGCCGTGTAGAGCCAGTCGTGCAGGGCGGCGGCGCGAGACGCGGTGTCGCCGCACAGCAAAAAGGCGATCGGCACCCGTGGAACCGATGCGAAGTCAGTCCTGAACCCAGCGGGGACGGTCAACGTCCCGGCCAGATCGGAGAGGTAGACCAGTGGCGCATCCAGCTGCCATTCCCCGCGGCCCTCATTGGCCGATGGGTTGACTAGCCTGGCGTCAAGGTCCGTGAGGAACCTGCTCATTTTTTGAACAGGCCGAACAGGTTGAACACGCTCACCATCGACGAAATCAAGGATTCCACGGGGGTGACCAATGCGGCGATGTTCGGGTTCAGTGCCGCGGCGATCGTCACGGCGGCCTGCAGCTTTTGAGTGGAGGTCGGGGACTGGCCCGTGGCGGCAACTGCGGTGGTTGCCGCGGTTTCAACGGTCTGGATCGCGGTCGCAATCGTGTTGAGGTGGGCGGCGGTAACGGCGAGGTCGGACATTTTGGTTCCTTTCTGGCTCACTGGGAGCCTGGGCCTTTTGGGTCAGCAAGCGCCACATGCACGGCGCCCATTGCGAGAGCAATTTCTTTGAGGGTGGTCACGAATTCCCCTGCTGGGGCTTGACCAGTGACAACGAGGTAGAGCCATACGGCCAGCAGAGCGCCAACGCAGACGGCTTTTTGAATGGGAGTCATGAAGTGCCTTTCAGCCGGCCGCTGGCTGCCATGAAAGCAGCGATCAGCCGATCCAACTTGTGCTCGGGCTGGGCGTAGCCGGCCCCTGGGAAGCTGGCCCAGATGTTTGAACAGCGTTGGATGGCCAACTCAATGTCGCCAGAGTCGATCAGCGGAAGCGCGCCGCGCTCACGGATCTGTTGAAGTGCCACCGCGTCTTGGCTTGCGGGGCTGAAGTCCTTCAGGCCCAGACTCTTGGAATAGGCCAGCCAGTACCTCAGCAGCAGCTGATAACGGCCGGAGGCGGTGGAGGCCAAGCCTGGGCGAATCACCTTGGGCGCCCGCCCCCCGGCGAAGGGATGCACGCTGAAATCCGTGAACACCTCGGGCTTGCCATCGGCGCCCGTCACGATCACGTCGTAACCGTCCCGCTTCGTGGACGGGCTGGTCCTGGTGCCCTCGCTCCAGCCAATCATGGCCAGGAAGGCGGTTCTGTTTGGGTAGACGTCGGTCATGCTTTTTCGACAATCGGACGTGTCGCCAGCTTTACCGCCCAGGCCGCAGCGTCTTCAGCAACGGACTCATTCCAACTCTTGAAGTTGGACAGGTGCCCGAATGCCAAGTGGCAATTGATGCCACCCCGGTTTGCTTCGCAAAGGGTGATCAGGTTGGAGGGCTCCAGCTCCAACTCAGGGTGGACGTGGAAAGGCTTTTGATGGTGGGCTTCAAGCTTCTCCGTGCCGCCACAAACTGCGCAAAACGGGTGCAGCGCAAGGTGGTTCTTCCGGACGGCCGGCCAATGACTGGAGCGCTTTGCCGACAGAGGATGCTTGCCCTGGGCTGCGTCGATCAGGTGTTTGATGATGGGCATAAAAAAACCGCCTCAATGGGCGGTTCCTGAATTGCTGAAGTGGAAGGATCAGCCGTGGCCGAGCACGTAGGTCTTGAAGAAGCTCCCGATAGCATCCCAGCCCCCGAAGGCATAGACAACACCACCAAGGACGATGAACACAGAAATACGCTGCGCCAGGCCGGCCAAGCCGCCAAGGACAAACCCGCCGACCCTTTGGGTGGCTTGGGCCTGAATGTCGGCAACAGCCTTGGCGATTCCGGAGGCTACTGCCTCGCTCATCTTCTCGGTCAAATGATCAATCGTTTCTTGTCGCAACCTGACCTCTTGAGGCGGGCGCATTTCGTTGGCGGATGTAGGTGCGGGTGGCGGCATCTTCTAGTCCTATCGGAGGTTGTTGTGGGTCTGGTCAAGCCACTGGGCGCGTGGGCGCAGCTGGCAAAGTTGCGATGAAATCCGCCGTTGAACTCGGCATCGGAAGGCTGCCGTCCTGAATGCTGGCCAGAGTCGTATATGCGTAGACCCAAACCGCATCTCGCCATGCGATCAACGCCAGGGCTTCGGCTTTGAATTTGGGGACCGTGCTGGCGGCGTAAGTGGTGGCGGATAGGATTGACAGGTACTGCCAGGATCTGGCCACGAAGTCGAGTTGGTCCTGCACCGCATTGAGGCATGCCTGCTCCATGTTTGCCTGGGCCTGGGAGATCGGCAGGTTACTGACCACCCATGACTGCACCCACGAGCCCGACTGAAGTAATGGAACTGCCTCAGAGACGGTTTGAAGCAGCGGATTGAAGGCCGGCTGCGCCGTTGGCTGCACCACCACCAACTGCCATCCGTTTTTCTTGGCTGGGTCCGTGTCTGCGAAGACGGCCGCCGGATTCGTCAAATCGCCGTAACCAGTCGACGGGTTATCAGCCCGCAGATCGTCCATGGTGTACGGGTATTTGAGGACGTTCAATCCCTGAATCTTTGCGTATTTCATGGTCAGAAGATGATGGTTCCGTTGCCGGTGAAGGTGTAGACGCGGTTGCCACCAACGACTGCATAGGTGTAGGTCCCGGTCACCGTGGACGCGCGCGCATAGGTGGCCGGGTAGGAAATCACCACAATCCCGGAGGCGCCAGATCCGCCCGATGTGGGTGTATTGGTCCCGCCAGGCCCACCATTGCCGGAATTCGCAGTCACAGTGGTAGCAGACCCGCCGCCCTGGGCATACGTGACTGGCGAACCAGTGATGGAGTTGGACAAGCCAGCCCCTGCCGATCCGCTGACGCCACCCGCTCCACCAGCCCCGCCACCGCCGCCGCCTGCTTGGCCCGGCGCATTACCGCCGGAATTGCCTTGTCCGGAGGTAGCCGAGCCGCCAGTGGTTGCGCTCAAAACTGAGCCGCCAGCCCCACCGCCAGAACCGCCATTGCTGCCATTTGATGCAGCGCCACCGCCACCGCCACCGCCGACTGCGGAAGTCCCAACCGGGGTAAACGATGAATTCCCTCCATTGGTCCCTTGCCCTCCAACGCCGCCGCTTGATGACGAGCCTCCAGCCCCGCCAGTCCCGACATTGACCGCATAGGAAATGTTCGGTGCGATGGCCACCGATCCGGCGACATACCCACCAGCTCCCCCATACCCGCCATACCCGTTCGTTCCACCGCTGGATCCTCCGCCACCCCCACCGGCGCCGCCAACAAGCAGATAGTTGACGGATGTCGTTTTTGGCAGCACCTGGATCTGGGCGCCAAACGCCCTAGCTGCAGCCGCAGCCATCGTTGAGAGCATCGGCATGGCTTACTTGTACTGGGCAAGAGAGGCCAGGACCGTGAAGGTCGCGGCAGCAGTCTTGATGATGGTGAAGGTGTAGGCGTCAGTGCTGGAAGCATTCCCAAATGTTGGGCTGTTCGCTCCCAGCCATTGAGGAATGACCGCATTGCCATCGATCGTGAATGCCGTGGCGTAGTAGGCGGTTGCACCTTGTGTTGCAAGGAGCACCAGGCTCAAGGAGTCGCCAACCGCCATCACGGAATCCATGTTCACCGAGGCAGAAAATTTGAAGGCGACTGTGAAATTTCCAGTCGCGGCGAGCGTGTACATCTGCACCGCACCCGAGGCGGCATAGAAGTTGGTCGCGCCGTTCAGTGACGCGGCATTGATGACAGCCAGTTCTGCCACGTTGGTGAATGCAGCGCCTTCATTGCTTGCTGTGCCGTAGAAGGTCTGTCGGCCTTGATAGGTGTTCGCAAGGGTCGGGCTCATGGCCTGACCGATGTTCCAGGCGGCATAGGTTCCGCTTCCGGTGATGGTCGTGACATTGACCGTCATCGCACCGGTGGTCGAGTCGTAGGCCGTGATCAGGCCCGACATGGTGACCGAGCCCGAGTAGGCGATCACCGCGTATTGACCGGGAATCCAGGCCTTGCCTGCGTTCGTCGTGAAGGTCTGATTGCCAGTGGCCACCGTCATGGAAGTGGTCGAAGTGCCCACCAGGGTCTGACCAGCCGCCGCAGCCGAAGCAGCAGCTGCCGAAGCCGACGAAGAAGCACTGCTGGCCGAGGCCGCAGCTGCCACAGCAGCCGCCGCTGCCGAACTTGCTGAGGACAGCTGAAATTGCCCCGACGTGCCGCTGTAAAAAAGCTGGACGATCTGACCGGCCGTGATTTCACCAGCCGCCAGGGCCGAGCCATCCGGGTTCACGATGGCAGTTGCACCCAGGCCATTCACGTTGATGGTCGAGGCGCCGGTGTTGGAGTAGTTGGCCTTGAATGTGATGCTGAGGCCGTCGACGTAGGCGATAACCGCCGAGCCGATCGTGATGATGTAGGTGTTGGCCGAAGTCCCGGCGTCAACCGCATAAGAGACGTACCCGCCAGCGATGGCCGCCGCAGTTGGCAGCAGAGCGAAGCCGGCGCCGATTGCGGCAAATTCCGCACGAATCGAAGAAGAGACGCCCCGGGTCTGGTTTGATGGCGCGCCGGTGGGGGTGTAGTAAGACATTCAGGTTCCTCAAGTGTCCATGCGGCCCAGGCGGCGCGGTGTATAGGTCACGGTGATCCCTTGGACCGTGATTGATTTGTCCTGAGCCCGGTTTGTGTAGAACAAAAAGCCGATGTTTTTGGCCGAGCCTTCAACCGAGATGGCGGCGGTCGTGACCACCTGGGTGTCCCATGTGAACTGATCCCATGTGAACTGATCCCAGTAGCCGCCGGCGCCGGTTAGATTGGTGTCGGGGCGCACTGCAGAAGGCTGGGCATCTGGATTGGCATAGCCCAGGTCATAGGAAATGTTGACCCTGGCGTATCCGGTGGTCTTCACGTCAAAGATGGCGCGCCGAAATCGCTTGATGACCTGGGGGGACTTGACGTTGTTGAAGACTGGGCGAATCCATGCCTCAATCGGGTTTCCATCCTGAGATGTGCCCGTGTTGTCCTTGTAGACGTAGCCATCATCCGAGCCGAAATACACCACCTCGGCCCCCGTCGTGAGGGTGGCTGTGGTGATGCAGCGAACCGGCTTGTTGTAGTTCAGCACCAGGCAGCCGCTTGCCTTGTCGCCGGTGATTCCGATGACAAGCGCATAACCATCGCTGAAGTACAGCCGGTACTGGCTTTTGGTCCGGCTGGAGGTTGATGCTGTTTCCAGCCCGCGCTTTGCGGTGATGAAGGGCTGCACGAGGTAGGAAAGCGCCTCGTAGTCGAAGTCGCCATAGGTCAACGTCGTGACCAGGGCCTGAACGCCGCGCGCAGTCAGCCCCCATGCGTCATTGCTGATCTGCTGGCATGTGAAGGCCGAATACCCCAGGTCGTACAGGGAAGTGACCATGGTGAAATCGGTGGCGCTTGTCCCGTACAGGATGAACGTACGATCGGCCGTGAAGATCGCAAGCGCAGAGCCTGACGACGTGCCGCCCTGGGGCAGAAATCCGGTCACAGGAGATCCGGTTGCGATTTCGCCGGCACCAAGTACCGCCGTCCAGGAATATGGGTCCCCCAGGCTGCTGAACTGCACCGAGCCCAGGAACGACAGGAACAAATACGTCTTGTGGAACATGACATGCGACGGGGTATCGGTCGCCATGCCCGTGTGAATCGGCACATAGGTCGTGCCGTCAAACTCAAACGCCGTGTTGACGCCATCGACGCCGTACATTTTGGTGGCCGACGTGGAGCCGGTGAAGTTCGCATTGACAAACTCCATCTTGCCGCCGGGCGCCCGGGTGATTGGGGCCGAAACGCTGGAGGTTGTGGCCACATTTGTGCCGCTGACCTTGATGAATTCGCCGCTGACAAACGTGCCAGAAATGGGCGTGATGACCAGACTGCCAGCGCCGGCTGAGGTCCATGTGCCGGTTCTCAGAAGCGGAACCACAACAATTGCAGTCGCCCCCGATGTCGCGCCAGTGATCGTTACGCCGGCATTGATCTGGGCCGTTGGATTGGTAAACAGCAGCTCGGATCCGAAAATGACCTGAACCCAACCGCCGGAGGTGGCCTTCCACATGATGCCCGCGGTGCCGCCGGCGTTATCGCGGAAAGCGTAGACCGTGTCTTGGTAGACCCAGACGCCACGGATGGGGCCAGAGCCCGAGACGGCGCCAATGTCCGCCCGGTAATCATTGGCCGCGAGCAGCATGTAATCCGCATCGTCAGAAGCGGACGGAGCCCCGTTTTGATTGGCCGCGGATGTAGCCGTTGCGACGGTAGTGCCGCTGATTTTTAGGGCCTCGCCGCTGGTGTAAGTGCCTGTGACGCGACCCAGAACAATGGTCGACCCAAACACACCCAGGATTCGGCCAGTTGCACCCGACGAATCACCTGTGAGCGTTGCGCCCAGGGTGACGGAACCGGTGATTGATGCCGAGATCACCCAGTATTGCGCCGAAGTCGGCGAAGGCCTGCCATCGAAGCGCTCGTAACCATCGATCCGACGGTATCCACCACTGATCTCTGGCTCGAAGTTCTGGCTATCAAAGAGCTTCCCAGGCGAGAGCGCAATTGCGGGCGTGACGAGATCCAGGCCGCCTTCCAGCGGGAAAAAGCTCTGCTGAACAGCTGGCAGGCGCATGCTCATAGCATCGGGCTCCCAACGGTGATGGGCTGGAGCTGGTCCTTCATCAGGCGTTTGATCATGGGCTTGAACTGATCAAGCCCTTCTTGCAGGACTTCAGGGGCGGCCTCGTACTTGCCATAAGACTGCATGGCCAGATAGACGATGGCCATGTGAAAACGAGCAGGGAATGCGGGCGTGTCGCCGTCTGCAGAGAAGGCCTGTGGAGCCGAAAAATACCGGCCAACGACGGTGAAGCCGACATCGCTCGGAGTGAGGCCAAGCATCAGAGCCTGATCTTCTGGGCGCTTGGAGATGTGCAGCGGCATACCGGTGGTGAAGCGCAAATTCCCGTACTGGTAGGTGTCGCGGTAGTTCGGCCAGTCAAGCCACTCCAAAAACACCTCGGAACGCTGCCCGGGCGTGTTGAAGTACACCCGAAAACTGTGCTGATCCCATTCCGCATAATCAGCCAGGCCAATCTGTGCCAGGGTGTAGGAAGCTTGTCCGGCAACCGTCGGAAAGGTCACATCTTTTGCCAGCCAGTCCCAGGTGTCTGACATCTCTTGGATGTTGAGATAGGCCTCGTTGATCCAGCCCACCACGCGGGCCATCTCGCCGGATTGGTTTGCGGTCGAGCTCAGGGGGGTGCCTGAAATTCCGCACTTCTCAATCAGCTTGTTGCAAAGCTGAAGGAAGGTCATGGGCTGGATGACGGCCATGGTTAGACGCGGTCCTCAGTGCGCAGTGCGTGCAGCCAGGAGGCGCCGCGGGGGTTGTCGTCGCGCAGCACCTGGAAGGGGTACTTCTCGGCTGATCGGCGATTGATTCGGTTTGACGGGTTTTCGCTGTTGCGCTCGGTCACGTCGGCCGAGATGGCTTCGGGCTTGGCACGCACCAGGCCTTCAACAAACTTGCGCTTGCAGGTCACAGCCACACCGCGAGGGAAGTACTGGGCCACACCGTTGACATAGACGGCCGGCATCGGCTCGGCGTATTTGTCCGTGGTTTCCAGGACCGAGACGGTCACCTTTTCTTCCATGAATGCCAGCTGAGCCTGGTAGTCCAGACCGCCGGCGGCTTTGACAGCCTCACCGGTGATGATTTCCTCGTTGGGCGCATGAACGATGTCGCCGACCGTGGGCAGGTCGAAGGTTTTGTCGGTTTCGTAGGTGTCACCTGCGTCAATGCGGGGTTGTCGTGCCATTTGTTCGCTCCAGAAATGAAAAAAGCCCCGAAGGGCTCAAAAGAAAAGGCCCCGAAGGGCCTTGGTTTAGGGTGCCGTTTAGGCGATCTGCGGACGGGCCGGCAAGGTCAGCACGTCGACAAACGTGAAGGTCACGCCGGTGGGTGGCCCTGCCAGGTTGCTGGTGCCGAAGGTCCAGGCCGAGGCAGTCGAACCGGCTTTGACCACGAGGTACGCGAAAGGCGCAGCGGTGTCGGGGAAGCTGGGGAACTGAGGGGCATCAATGAAGGCGCCCGATGCGTCGAGAGCCTTGATATCGCCTTGGGACACGACCACGTTGCCCGACTTGTCGAAACCGAAGGTGAACACCGAGCCCTGGTTGGGCAACACAGGGCGCAATGCGAACAGAGCGCCGGTGGTGCCGTCAGAGGTCGGAGTAGCGCCGTTGGTCACGGCGGTCTTCGTGTACGACTTGCCGCCGACGCTGAATTGCACGGTGTTGGCAGTCGAGAAGGTGGTGGTGGTGCCAGCCGACAAGCCGGCTTTGGTGGTGGCGTAGTTGCCGCCGTAGAGGTCGAGGTTTTGAGACATGGCTTGTCCTTAGATCAAAGCGGTGGTGTCGAAATCGCCCACGACGCTGATGTACGCAGCGTTCGGGACAACGGTGGCGTCATCCAGGTTGGTGGTGCCACCGACGAAGTTGCCGGTGCCGGTCGGATTGATGACGATGAAGCCCAGGGTGGCCGTTTTGGGCGGCAGGGCCGGGAAGGTTACGGCGCCGAGCGTCGCGCCTTCAATGCCCATGGCCGAAGTCACCGTTCCGGTTGAGTCCACAAACAGGCCGAACACGTTGAATTTCGCATTCGTCACAGTGCCCACGAGTGCGGGCATGTCGGTGGAACCGGCAATCGATCCCAACTTGCCGTTGGCGATGTAGTAGGTCGCGGCGGAGCCGGTCTTGGCGACTTTGGTGCTCGATCCCTTGATCACCAAGCCGGCCGAGGTCAGAGTCTGGCTGGACATCTTGTCGTAGACGCCAGACAGCGCTTTGTAGAGCGCCGTCCGGTCGATCGAGGACGCGATGCGAGCCAGCACGGTATTCAAATTGAACATGTGCTGACTCCTTTATCAGCCCACCAGGGCCTTGGCGCCGACGTTGCCGACGGCCATCCAGCCGTTGTTCAGCACAACGGTTTGGAACCAGAAGGTGGTGCCGATGTAGCCGCGTTGGCCCAGCGGATCGTTCTTGTCCTTCTGCTTGGGCGGGATGTAGGTCGGGTCGACCGAGTTCATGCCGCGCAGCATCACTTGGCCCCAGGCGTCTTCCGCGGCCACGATGAACTGGTACACGTCGATGTTGGCGCCCGAGGTGGACACGCAACCGGTCGAGCCAACGGCCGCGCCGGAGTCCTGGATGGAGACCAGTTCAGGGCTCAGGATGAATCGGAAGTTCTCGCACGAACCGATTTCATACTCGTTGATCGGCTTGCGCGAACCGTAGTCGGCCACGTTCTTGAACGACGGCAGATCGCGGATGTCCTGCTCCAGGTCGGTGTGCGCGTACACCAGGAAACAGGCTTCAACCGCGGTCGTTGCGAAGTTCGGGCTCGGAGCCAGGGCTTGGCGGATGAACTTGGCGTGGTTGTTCTTCAGGTTGCGAGTGATCCGGCGCAGCATGGGCAGCGTCAGATAGCTGTTCACCGTGGCGCGCGAGGTGCCCGAGCCGCCGTAGTACTGGTTGGTGCAGCCCTTGAGCTGGCCGAAGCGAACCATTTCACGGATCAGGCCGACGCGCTCACCGACTTGACGGATCATCTCCGGGGGGATGTCGTCTTCGTACAGCGAAACGGTCTTGTCGGTCACACCGTACAGCACCGAATACTGGTTCAGGACCGAGGTGATGTCTTGGGGCACCAGGGAATCCGGGGGTGGCGTCACGCCTTCCTGGGTCAGCTGGGCCTGAGCGTACGCAGTGGTGCGATCGCCGGTGCCGTTGCTGAAGAAGGTGTTGGGCGAGCCCGAGGTGCCACCGAAGGGCAGCCAGCGGCGGAACACGATGGTGTCACTGGAGTTCTGCGGCATTTCGATTTGCTGGCCAGTCAGGCCGAGCACTTCGACGGGGATAGCGTGCTTGAGGATTTGGCCCTTGAACTTGGCGATTCGCGCCGGGTTCAGGGTAAAAGCATTCATCGACATGATGAGAGTCCTTTACGTGGGGTTTAGCTGTTGAAGCCTTCTTTGAAGTAGTCGGCTTCGGTCTTTGTGGGCGCACCCCGACTGGGGCTGCCCTGCGGCGTGATGGCCGCTTCAAGGCGTGCTTTTCTTTTTGGAGGCGCGGGAGGTGCCGGCGGTGTTGCTGGCTGCTGTGACGACTTCAGGAACTCTTTGAACTTAGAAACCCCGTCAGCCACCACCTTCACGGAGTGGCTCTTGATGAGCTTTTCCGCGAACTCGGCCGGCTGCTGCAGGCGCCATTGCTCAAATTCAGGCGACACGACGATCTCTTTCCAGTCCTCGTGCGTATCGCTGAGCATCTCGTGGCGGAGTTCCATCCGAAGACGTTCCTCGCGCTGCGCGACGGTCTCATTGATGCGTCGGTCAATCTCTTCTTGGTTGATTGCAGGCGCTTGAGCTGGTGCGGCCTGGGCGGCTGCGCCGGCTTGCTCAAACAATTCGCCAAGTTCGGGGTAATCGACTTTGAGTCGAGCCACGATTTCGGGATTGAAGGCCGGAGAAACCGCTTTGGGCAGGCTTTGCAGGGTTCGATTGACCTCGCCGTACTTGCCGGCGATACCATCGATCTGTTTGGCTGCTTGTCTGCGGAACTCCGCGAGCTCGTTGAGCTGGGCGCGGGCCGTTTCCCACTCTTCCTTGGTCAAAGAAACCGTGCTCGGCTGCTCGGCAACGGCTGATTGCTCAGCGGCCTCCGGCGACTCGGCGGGTTGCTCAATGACTTCGGGTTGGGGCTGCTCAACGTGCTCAACTGGTGCTGCTGTCACGTCATCAAAACCCGAGGCGAAATCCGCGCTCAGGTCGTTCTCTTGGGTCGTCATCCCTGCTCCAGAAAAACAAAAGCCCGCTGATGCGGGCCACGAACGACGAAGGGCTGCGGTTTCCCGCCACTGTTCGTCTCATATCGCCAGGTCTTTCGAGCCAGCGAATTCATTCACTCGGACGGTTGTTCAAGCTGTCCGAGAGTCAGCACCGATCGGAGCGCCTTGATCTGGCCGCGCAATTTCGCGGTCTCCAGTTCTGGGCGGTCTGTCTCCAATGAGCGCTTGTGTTTTTCAATTTGGTCTTCGACGTAGGCGAGGACCTTTGTCCAGGTGCTGCCGTCGATTTCGTGCTGTTCCAGCTTCATGCTGCGAAGGCGTTGCCGGGCTCTGCGCGGCCGGCCGGCTCAATTGCCGGCTCTGCGACCTCAGGCACTGCAGGCGCTGGGTTGTGATGCTTGTGCAGGTCTGCGGCCATGGCATCGCTGCTCAGTTCTTTCTGAGTGGTCAGCTTCAGCGAGGTGTCGGCCAATCGAGTCTTGGCATCGGCCAGGCTGATCCGCTCGTTGGAGGCGAACTCCATCAAGCGCATTTCGTATTCCATGGTCCGCATCTGCAGTTCATGCGCGCGCTGCTCACGGGCCTCAGCCTGGCGCAGCTTCAGCTCTTCGATGTCTGTTTGCTGGTTGATCTGAGCCTTGGTCAGCTCAGTGTCTCTTCGGATCTGAGCCACCTGCAGCGAGGTATCAGGTGCGGCCGGCTGACCGGACCGGGCGTCGGACTGGCTTTCAGCCTGCAGGTCCATCTGCTTGATCCGGATTGCGCTCTGGGCGCGCACCTGGGCGGCCTGCACAACCGGAGCCGGCGGCGGCGGGTTCTTCTTGCGCTGCTCCATCTCCTCCTCGGAGATTTGGAAGCGCTTCGGATCCAGGCGCTGGGCCTTCATGGCTTCGGCTGCAGCCTTGTAAGGGTCAATCCCAAAGGCGGGGTTGGTGGCGAACTGCAGAATCTGCAGCGTTGCGTGGTTCTGGATATCGCGCTCAACCAGGGCAGATGAGCCGCGGGCATCAATCTGGAAATTCCCCTTGGCCGAGTCGTCGTCCCCATGCAGCAACAGGTACTCGTAGTACCGGCGAATGTGCGGCTCGGTCGAGCAGTCATCGTCCAGGCGGGCGATTCGACGCAGCACGGTGGATGCGTTGTTGTTGGCCAAGAGTTGACCGCCCAGGGTATCGGGCGCGTTGCCGGTCTGACCCTGCAGCAGCATCGGCATGCCCGTCGTCTGCTCGGCCATCTTCAGGAAAAACTCGATGATCTGCATGAGTTCTTCCTGCATTGACGGGATGTTGACCGCCACGATGGCCTTGGAAACGTCGGTGTTGTTGTCGGCTTCGCTTGTCGTCTCAAACACCTTACGCGGCGTGAGATTCCATGTCCCATCAACCGGCTTGAGCAGTTCGCGATTGATGATCAGCATTGGGCCACCGCTCAATGCAGCGTTGTCCATCAGATTGCGCACGGCGGCGTTTAGCCCGCCTTGAGCCTCGCGCAGTTGGCGCGCGACACCGATGCCTACCCACGACCCAGATCGAACCTGCCAGACGCAAACGTCATAGGGGAAGGAACCGGAGTCCAGGATGTTCAGCGCGGCCTTGATCACTCGGTCATTCACCATGGTCATCACGGCAGGCATTGAGTCATCGTCCGACTTGCCTTCGTCTTCGCCCTGGAAGTCGTAGCCGGCAGCACGCAGGTCGGCAATCTTGATCTCGCCGTGGTAGTACCAGACCTGGTAGAGGTCGGTTTCGGCGTTGTTCTTCTTGCGGCCTTCGGCGTAGGCCTTTTGCGGCCCTTCTTCCAGGCAGGCACGGATTTCTTCTTCAAGATAGCCTGGCACGCCAATCAGGGCGCGCAGCTGCTTGTCGGTCAGGAAGTCTTTTTCAAACGTGAAATTCCCGTTGTGGATGTCCTCGCCACATGCCGGGTCAGGGTAGAAATTCCACGGGTCAATTCGCTTGGATGCGGGCTTGACTTCTTCCAGCACCACAAGAGCCGCTTGGCCGTCTTTGTGGAGCATCTTTGTGGAGCGCTTCTTTTGGGGGAATGGCCCCTTCATGACACTCACGCCCAGCTTTGCACGGTCATGAATGCTCTTGCGCTTCTCTGCGTGCCACTGGCATTCGACTAGCCAATCGTCAATCTGGGTCTGGGCCTTCTTGGCGGATTCGTTGGCTCGGTCAAGTTCTTCCTGGGCCTTGTCGCCGACAGTGATGCGCACGGCAGGGATGTTGTTCGGCCCGGCAATCACATTCGTGTCTTGGGGCGTCGCTGGGCGGATCGCCGGCAGGCCGTTTTGAGTGACCGGCGTGGGGTTGTCCAGCAGGTCAACCAGGTCGGGAACGGGCGTGGCCTTGATTTCAAAGCACCGATCGTCGGTCGGCAGCAGCATGTCCGAGACGCGGGCCGCGGCGGAGTCAACGTACTGGGTCGTCAGTCGGATGAACACTGTCGATCGGGTCACCGAAGTCGCCCGGGTGCGCATCAAGCCGCCAGACGTGCTCGTGGGCTTCATCACCCGCGATTCAGTGCGGTTTGCGTCGTCAATACCCTCGTAGGCTTCCTCGTCCTCAGTCCAGATTTCCTCGATTCCGGACGACGCGCGGCCATCCACTGCTTCACGCCTCTTGCCAACGAGCAACAGGCTCAGGTCGCGCAGACGCTGGGCGCGGTCTTCCGATGCGGAAAACTCTTCGTCGTTCAGCGCGTCTGGCAGATCAGGATCTTGTTGAGGTTGCATTTGAGCGGGCGTAAAAAAACCGCCTCAAGGGCGGTTTGCGTTGACGTTTTTTGTTTAGATCGTTTGAAGCACAGAGACAGCTGAGCAAAGCATCCGAACGTCCATTGCGGCTTGAGATACCGTCGTGGGGGCAGACCATCCATCAACGGGGTTTTGAAACATGCCGCCAGGGATTGCCTTACTTTGAAGGTGGCTCAGAATTCCAATCGCAGCGGAAATGTCAGAATCGTACACAGTGGGGGCAAGCAGTAATGCCGATGCCCAGTAGAGTGCAGAATTTGCAACCCCGCGCCTGTCTGGGTCATTGTTCGCGAGACGCTCGTTGATTTGACCAAGCGCATTTGTCAGCCACAGCGAAGCCGGCCGGAATGTCACGCCCAAGTCAGGAACAACAGACGGGTTGATCAGACGAGCGTCAAAATACTCAGCCACTGCGAAGGCGTAGTAATGGCCCGAATAGACACTGATGCCATTTTTCAAAACACCGGGGTCAGTCATCGAGTAAGCAAGCCAATTCTTGAACTCGAACCCGCTTTGAAAGCGCGCCACGATCCGTGCCAAGCAGGCCGATCGGGTCGTATTTCCAGGCGACAGCAACAGCGACTCAGCCAGGGCGCGAATACCAGAGGATTCGCCGTTGAAGTTGTCGCTCGTGTTTTGTCGAATGGGGACCTGTCCAGCCCCCCCTGAAACGCCTTCCACTCTGACGATGAAATCCGCATATCCATGGATAACACCGGCCAAAAATTCTCGATCAATTGCGTTTGAGTATGGAGAGTTGTACAGGTGAATGGCCACCTGCATGTTACGCCCGGTGTACTCAATCCCGACCGTACTGTTGTTCCACACGGTATAAAAGTCGGAAGCAGACCCGCTCAGGCTGTAGGACGACAACCAACTGTTGAAATAAGCCAGGGCCTCAGAGTACCTGTTTCGGCCATGCAGATAGCCATCGGTCAGGACTGCAAGTGCGAGACAGCCTTTCCAGTTGTTTTCGTTCTGAGTCGGGTACCAATCGGCATAGGCACCGATCAGAGATGCGGCCAGCTGGGCAAATCGGGCTTTCAGTTCAGGCTTTGCAGCACGATTTGCACGGCTGTACAGCGGGTTGCGCAGGCGCAGGAACTCATTCGCAACGTCGCCCGATGCGTATGCGGCAGAGATCCGGAACTTGGTGGACCAATACGAATATTGGGCGGGACCAACAGTCCCTTGCCAGCCCAGGGTCTGCCAAACGCCAGGCTGGCTGTAGTAGGCCGAAAACCCAGTTGTGCCAGCCTCGGACTGCATCTGGTTGAAGAGGCCCGCCAACAAAATCTGCTTGGTCGGCGAGGTGTATGCGTTCTCAACGTAAGCGCTGGTCGCGTTTTGAGTGTTGGTCGCACCAGTCGATGAGCAGGTCGCAATGGTGACCAGGTTGCGAGCGCTGCTGGTCAGCGCTGCTGTCGTCCAGGAATAGGTATCCACATCAACGCGGTTGTTGGCCCAAATGCGATACCGCACGCGAGTCCACATGCTCGTCTCATTGACCCACTGGAATTGAGTCTGCCATTCGCGGAAAACGACACCATTCCCATAAGCTTGAGCGTTCCGAATACCAGATGCAACCCCAGTCACCTGAGCACCGGTGTAGCTCATGTTTTGAGTGCCAGCAATGGTGTTCATCACGTACACACCATTCACGCCAGAGAAGTAATCGGCCGCAGAGTAGCGGTTGTCATACATGCGGCGAAGCATGTATGCCTGGCTTGACTCGAAACTGTAGGTAATGTTTCCTACGCTGGCAGGGGTGAACTGGCTTGTGCTGCCAGCCGTGTAAGTCAGTGCCGGGGTGAATGCGTTGTTCTGAGCCGCATCATTGATCTTGATCTGATACAGCAGCGATTGAGTGGCGCCAAGCGACGGGCAGATCACCCAGATCGTGCCAGCGCGCAGAGATCCGGCGACAGAAACGGAGCGCAGGCCAGAATCAAGGGCCATCGCGGAGTTGGGAACGCCGGTTGCTGCAACCGTAGTGTCCATGGCCAGCGTCACAGTCGTCGTGCCGGTAGCGTAAGAAACTGCCGATACAGCACCAGTCACCAGACCTGCAGTGCAGGACGCCTGGACGCGGCGCCCAACGAAATAGAGGTCTGTCTTATCGCCAGGCACCGTGAACACGGTCGCCGACGAATAAGTCGGGGTGGATGTGTCGCGCACCCAATCCCAGGTGGACATGTCCGTCTCGGTCTTCCAATCGAACGAACCTTCCCACTGGAATGCCAGCGCTGAGCCATTCTGATCCAGAACATTCAAATAGTCCGGGCTGATGACTTCCCCGCGCTCAAACTCAACGTGGATGCCCACCGGCTCGTTCGCGTAGGCCAAACCTGTCGGATTGGTGATGCGAGCTGACAAAAACGATTGGCTGCGGCGGTACACCTCGGCGAACGGCACGCGCCCACCGAATGGATCAGCAGCAGATGTGATGCTTGCTGCGCTGATACTCAAATGCTCGGCCGAATGCGAGTCCAAAGAAGCTTGGTCAAACGTATAACCACCAACGCCGTTGAGATTTGCCCCAAGCAAAACTTTTTCGCTGCCGTCATGGTTTGAAACGCCTTCGACCAACCCTTTGTCGTTCAAGACAAGCTGCTGAGGGGCAACGGGAAATTTGACTTTTGGCATGGCGTGTTCCGATTACTTGAAGCGCGGGTAGAACAAGCAATCGGAGGCACCGGCGGTGCGCGTTGCTGCTGTGGTGCTGTTGCCGATGGCAATCCCGGTCGTCAGGCCGATGCCATAGGGGCCGAAATCGATGTTCAGGCTGCTGTTTGCGGCAATGGGCAGGGACCAGACGGGCTGAGCGGCCAAGCCTGGAGTTCCGGCCAAGTCGTAGATCTGCACGAACTGGGCGACGCCGCCGGTGTTGACGGCTGTCAGGCCGTAAATCGTGCCGGGCGATTCCCTCACAACCCGGGCCGACTCGGCTGCGGTCGAAGGGCTGTAAAGCAGGCCCTTTGTCGGGTCTGCCGATGGGATGATGCTGACGGTAGAGCTAGACATTGAGCGGTCCCAAAAAGCAAAAACCGCCCGAAGGCGGTCTGTTGAATGTGTTTTGATCAGTAGCCGAAGGCGGAGTCCAGCGGCTGGAATGTGGCGGTCGTTGTCCTGCTCTGCTCGCGCACCTTGGTGGGTATGGCGAAGGTCAGAGCAAGAGAATCACCGCGGTCGGGCGACTTCACGCCTCGGCGCTTTGCGTCTTCTTTGGACTCAAGCAGCAGCTCGCCGCCACGGAACCCGTAGCGCAACGCTGTGAGGTCCGTTCTCAAGTCCTGATCGTTTGGGATGCTGGCTGTTTTGAGCCACTCCCGCATCTCGCGCCACATCTGGGCGCGCAGGTTGTAGTCAAGGCCGTTGGACATTCGCAAAGACGCGTTCACGTCAACCACAACGTCCTGGCCATTCTTCTTGGGGAACCAGGCGCGCATCATGTCCGCGACCCCAGCCCCAATACCAATCGTGTCCACTGCGATCTGCTCAGGCTTTTCGCCGTAGGCTGCAATCTCAGCCCTTGCGCGGCCGGCCACCTGGGCCACATCCAGCTTCGAGAGCGTCACCTGCTTGAGCAAGACGCGCCCGCGGCGGAAGGTAATCACAGTCTTGTCATCACCGAAGCGCGCAACGTCGATGCCGACCCGCAAGCCACCCATGGGCTTGATGTCTGCCGGCCCCTTTGACATGGCCTCGGACACCAGCTCACCCGGGATGAAAGCGTTCGTCACCGAGCTTTCATAGTTCCGATCAATTTCCTGGGCGACGATGATCGGATCAAGCGTTTCGCACTGCTTGCGGTACCAATCGGCGTCCTTGCGGGGGTCTTGCTTCCAATCGAAGATGAAGACCGGAATCCGCCCGCCATGGCGCTTGTTGTAGAAGGGATTCCCGGACCCATTCGGCGTGCTCACGTCGATCTTGCAGTTTGACGTTTGGCTCAAGGCCGCATCCACAGCTTCGGCGCGCTCGTAGAAGGCCGATTCGTCCTTCAGGTAGATCGATGTACGGTTGCCCCGGCCGATGTTGTCGCCGGCTTCCCCGATGATTGCGGCGCCGTTCTCCGGGTTGATGACCCGCATGTGAGGCGCGCAAACCTTCTCGCTGTAGCCCTCAGGGGTGAACTCCTTGGGCAGCAGGTTGATGAACTGGCGCAGCTTCCAGAACAGCGACTTTGGGTCGCCGATCTTGTCGACGTACTCTTCTTTGCGCGATCCAAAACCTACAACCGTGCCTTTCTTGTAGCGCCACATCCAGGCGGCGCCGGCCACGCATAGCCAGGAAACCCCCATGTCGCGGGATTTCTCGACCAGGCCATCTTCGCGGTTCTTCCAGCGCTCAACCAGCCAGTCGATGAACTGGGCCTGGCGCTTGAATAGCAGGAATGGCACCACGGCATCAATCCCGCGTTCAACGTTGCGGGGGTCGAAGGTGCACCCCCAGTCGTGGATGAAGTTCGTCGGGTTCTCTGCGTAGAAGTCGTGCAACGCATTCAGGTCAAACCCAGGCTCGCGGATGCGCTTCAGCCTTTCCGCGCGCTCATTCCAAACCGGGGCGTAATCCGGGGCCTTCCAGTTGAAGCCCTCGGGAAACCACAGTTCAGCCATTGCCCTTGCCGAGCAAATGCATGTACGCATCGCCCGGGGTCATGGGGTTGATCAGCTCGCCGTTCTTGCCGGTCAGCTCGATCTTTTGAGCCTCGGCCAATCCGTAGGCCTCGCGCTCCATTGCGATCAGGTTCTTCAGGGCTTCCGATAGCTTCTTCACCGACTCGACGCGCCCCGGCATGCTGATCACCTTGCGGTACAGGTCATTGAGCTTGTCGATACCCGACTCGGATTCCTTGCGCATCATCTCGCCCAGCTCATGCAGCTCGGGGAGGTTGTCCATTTCGGAGCCGAGCTCGTCAAACAGGCGAGTAACGATGTTTCGGCCCTTGTTGATGTCGCTGCGATGGGCCAAGCGAACACGCGCAATAGCTTCAGCACCGGCTTCAACAATCTGACGTTCGGTTACCGCTTTTTCTTTGGTAACTTCCTTGGTAACCAGCTCTTTGGTAACTAGGTCGTCGGCCTTTGCTTTGATCTTTGCGGCTAGGTCTCTTGTCCATCCATCACGCTTTGCGCGCTTCTGGATAGCCACATGGGACACCCCATTTGCAGAAGCGATCTCACGGACTGAAAGAAGGCCGGCTCGGTAATCTGCCTCGATTCGTTCCCAATCAGGCGCGACTTTCCCCCCCGCTGCTTTGTCCTCAGCGGGTGAAGTCTTTTTCTCTGTCATCTGGGATCAGGCGACCTCAGCAGCCTTCTTCATCGGCATCTCGCCGTGCTCACCGATGGCAGTGCCTTGGCGCTCCAGAAGTTCTTCCACACATGCAAGCAGCAGGCAGGAATGCTGGTGGGCGTGGCTGGCTTGGTCGAAGCCGCCAACGTGGTCGACACTGACCAGGATGGACCCGTTGTCGGAGTCCTGGAGGGTAATGACTGCCTTGGCCATTACTTGCCCTTGTAGCCTGACTGGAATTCATCCTGCATGGATGCGCTGTCCTGGGGCGCTTGACCGTTGGAGCGGTAGATCTCCAGGGCAGCGGTCAGCGCGTCCTTGATGGACTTGACAGGCTGGAGGCCGGATTCCTCGGCGGCTTCCTGCTCGGGCGATTCGGCAGCTTCTGCAGCGGGGTTTTCCAGGCCGACAGAGATTTGGCCGTCAGCGCCCACCTTGATGCAGATGGTGTAGCCACCTTCAGCCTCTGGGGCTTCTGGCATTTCTGCCGTTGGGTCTTCGGCCGGAGCTGCGGGCTGGGACATGGGTGCGGTTGCCATTAACATTCCTTTTTTTCAATGGGGGCTGCAGCCGAGCGAGTCAGCTCGGCCTGATGGGCTTGGTGCTTGTCCAGCGCTCGCTGGCTGCAGCGGATTTAAGCCAACACACCCCACCAGCGGCCCTGGGAGGCGCAGGGCTGGTGCTGGCGGGTGGTTGGAGCCAGTGGTTTGCCCACCACTGGTGGGGCCAGCGTTTTCTTCCCTGGGCCGGGTGAAAAGGCCGGCTGGTCAACCGCTTGCTGGATTTGGAGTGGGGAAAAGAAAAAGCCGCCCGAGGGGTAAACCTGGGCGGCCTTGGGGGTAATCGAGAGCGATGCGATGGGTTTCGAACCCATGTGGCGGATGCTATGTGATGTGCAGAACACATCCGCCTTATCTGCGTCAGCCTTTAAACACTCAGCCACGCATTCACTCTCAAGGCTGCTGACTGAGGGTTTCGCCCTGTCCGTCTAGAACGTCACCAATCAGCAGCCTTGAAAGCAAAAACCCGCCGAAGCGGGAAATTTTGGGCGCACCTGTCCGCCCGGAGGGAATACTAATTCAAAATTCCATCCACTGCAAGCTCTCGCATCAATCGGTTCCTGGCCTCGGTTGTGAGAATCGCGCGCTCCATGGGGTCAGCAGGAAGCCGCGGGCTACTCCACACCCGGGCGCCGGTGGCAAAGTTCCTTGCCTGAATGCTCAATGCAGTGCGCCAGGGCTGCTCAATCCTGTCCATAGCTGCATCAAATGCCTCCATGACCGAGTTTTCGACGCTGGCATCAAGAGCGCCGTTTTCATCATCGTATTGCCTTGATATGCGGGCCTGGCGGCAGGCGATGTCGGTGGATGGATAACCTTTCCCGTACTGGTATTGAGCACTCCATTTGTGCCAGGAGGACAGCAAATCGTCCAAGACTGAATCAATGTCTGCATTCTTCATTGGTTGCCTTCTTGAGATTTGAGCGTGTGGATTCGTTGCGCCTCGGTCTTTACAGCTTCATGGCCATCGCGCCAGGCCTCCCCGTAGATCGCTTGGAGGGCTGACCGGTATTCCCGGGTCATGTGCTTGTCTCGCTGGGAGTTGAAGAAGCCCAATCCCTTGGAAAGCGCCCTGGTCTGGCACCCCTTGCAGGCGGCGTGATAGCCACCCCAGTGCCAGATGCGCTTTGCCTGGTAGCAGTCGGTGCACGTCACTTGCGCCATTTGCACCCCTCGCAGCCCTTGTCGGCTTTGCCCAGATCGGTCTCGCTGTATTTGCAGTCAGGGGCCATCCTGAACGGGAGCAGGACCATCTTTGGGTAGCGGGTCAGCCCGTCAGTAAACCAGCCGTCCTGGACTGCGATGACTTTTTGGCCGAGAGGGGCCCTGTTGTGGCATCCGTTGTGACGACGTTCTCCAGGGTGGTAAACCGGTGAAGGTTGAAGCATTGATACCGGCGTTTCACCGTCTGTCTGCTTTTGTAATGCCGGGTTTCCAGCACCTCGGCGTGCGCCATGCATGTTGGGCATTTCATTCATCACGCCCTCGCCTTGGCTTCATAGTTGGACGGCAGCAGTCCGCTGAAGGGATTGGTGCGGTATTCCTTATGCAGGCGCCCGCAACGGATGGCGGCTACGGTGGAAATCGGCACGTTGGTCAGTGCGGCGAGCTGCTTCAAAGATTGATCGCTGGATCGGATCTGATTGACAGTCTCCTGAGATATGTTCGATTTCTTTCGCTTGGTCTCGGCGATGCGCTTTTTATGCACTAGGCTCAGCGGCTTGCCGATCAGTACCTCGACGCGGTTTTCCTTGCGGAGGTGGCCCAGCCGCAGGCAGTTGTGCTCCTCGCATCGGCAGCGCAGGGACTGCGAGCTGGTGAGGTCACGGCCATTCAGGGTCCACAACAAGCGGCGCACCGGTACCGCCATGTTGTTCCAATGGATCATTGGGCCGCGAACTGGGTCAGAAGTGCCAGTCCAGATGAGGCATTCGCCATCAGTCTGGAGGAATGGAGCAATCCGATATTCCAGTTCCGCTTTTGATCCAACAAACCCCGGCAGGGTCAGCACCCATTGATTGTTTCCAGCGCGAAACTTTTCGATCTTGCCGGCCTTGATCATGGATTCCGTGAGCTCGTAGACGCCGCTCAGTTGGCGCGCGCGGCGCAAGGGCGGCGCAATCTCGTCGTAGGTCTTGGGGCCTGCCTTCAGGGCCTGCAAGATCATTTCAGGGGTGAACGGGGTCATGCTGCGGCTCCAATCGGTGTTGCGTTGAGGTGGTCCAGTGCCCACCGAGCGGCGCGGCGGTCGCGCTCGGGCTGGGTCGTATCGAAAGCGATGGCGCGCCACTCCAGCACCTGGGCCAGGTGGGCGCGCATGAAGGTCATTTCCTTGAGGACGGCATCGGCAGGGCCCTGGTCAAGCCATCGGTGACACGAAACACACCCCCAGGCACTGAAAAAATCTTCAGCCTTGCGTGCGCCGCCTTTGCCGTGGATCGACAAGTTGGAGTGGCAGCAAACCGTGGTCGACCAGTCTCCGCAGCACACGCCGGGCACAGCCAAGAGACATGGGCGCCCCTGGGCCATTTCCCGGAGGTGGCTGTTGCGCATCGCTTTGGTCTTTGGCTTTGCCGGCGTGAACCCCGTCACCGGTGCAATCACGCCGCGGCGGATGGGCTTCACGGTGGCCACTGCCTGGGCCGGCGCGCGCTCGGCACGTTCAATGGGCTCGCGGCGCGGGGCGCGCTTGAAGCCGCTTCGCTTCATGGGGGTGCGCTTCATACGCCACCCCAATCAAGGCCCTTTGTCACCACAGGCAGGCGCTGGCCAGGATGATTCACATCAAAGATGTTGACCCCCATCAGA